CGAGTTCGGAGGACTTGATTGTACCATTGCCACAGCTTCTCTCTAACGATGACTGAGTCAGCTTCAGTTCGATCCTTAATAGGGTCGTCCAATAAGATGCAGTGACCACCACGTCCGGTGATCGAGGAGCCGCGTCCCACACTGAAGACCACTCCATCACGGGTCGTTTGCACGCGGTTGACTGCATTGGCGCCGACTTTGATCTCTACCTCGGGGAAGACTTGCTTGTACTCGGGGGTTTCCATGATGTCTCGGACACGTCGTCCGAGATCCCATGAATAATGCTCGTTGTAAGTAGCAACAATAATAGAGCGGTCAGGATGCCTACCGACATACCAAGCAGGAAACATCGCGCTGGCAAGCGTGGTCTTACCAAACCGAGGCCCAACATTGATCATCAACCTCCGGTAATCGCCGCGCTCGACCTCTTCAAGCGCGCTACCGATCATGCGGTGAAACGGCTGTGGTTTATAGAGCGACTGCCCGACATCGTCGTCGTAGTTGGGGTCGGGCATCATCAGTTCTGTAAACGCTATCAGATCGTCGCGGGCCGTGAGGATCGCCCGCTTGCGCTTCAGAAGCTTGAGGCGGACGTTCTCTTCAGCCTTCGTCGTCATGCTTGTACTTCGCCTTCGGTACGTCCGGCAGCGTCCTGATCTTTGCCTTCGGCGACGAAGTCATCGTGTTCGGCTCGACCGGCGTCGGCTGCGGACCTTTGATCGGCGAGGTGTGGTGGGTGTAGGTGTCCATGGTCTTGGACGTGTTCGGCGGCGGGCCGGCGCTCGGCGGCGGCTTGATGTTCACGGTCTTACCGATCTTGCTAGCCATGTGCAGTTCCCTAAGTTGAAAACCGGAAAAAATTTTTGGCGGCTATGCGCGTATGACAAACCCGAAAGCGTGCCAGCCGAGCAAAAACAACAAGACGAAGAACAGCAAACTGTTGGCGTGGACGGCCCACGGATATTGACCTGGCGCGTAGGTATTACCTAGCCAAGAGAAGAACCACAGCACCATGAGAATCCAGAATAACAGACCGATAGACATGGCTACCTCCTGATCGAGCAGCGTTCCATCTGTAGCATGTTGCGAGCCAGCGCCCGGCAGTTGTTCTCGGCTTGGATCGCGTCGATCTCGTAGCGCGTATAAAACGGCGGCCGCTCGGTGATTACCGTCGTAATGCAGCCGGACAATAAGATAGCGAGTAGCGCCGCGCCAAAGACCGTGGCGACTAGAAAGTAGTCGTGTGCTGTCATCACAGCCTCAACGGCGGCGTCGGGTCGCCGCCAGGTCGATCATATACTTGGATTGGTCGATTGTAACGGGACCGCCGGCGCTGATCGGCGTGCCGGGCGGCACTACTTCTGGCGTTATTGGCGCCGGCGGCGGGTGCGTTGCGTCATAAGCGGTCTTGGTGTCGATCGCACGATTGACCGCGTCAGCGACCGCCAGCTTCTCATTGAACACATTGACGGGGCCGGTTGGTTCCAGCTCCCCGCCAATGCGCAGTTGTGGATTTTTAGGCCATTCAGTCACTTGGTCTGTGGCTCCGGCGGCAGGTTAGGGTTGGGCGGACTGTCGGGCGGCTGGCCCATCGGGTCCGTCTTTGGGTCGGCCTTGTGATCGGCCGGATTCGGTGGTTGCGGTCGCGGCGTGTGGCGGGGTTCTTCCTCGTCGTCGGACTTCTTGGTCGACATCTTGGCTTTCCTCTTCTTTCGGGGTGTGGCCGGCTTCTTCCGCGCAGTCACCTTGCGCCGTGGCGCAACAACCGGGCGCTTTCGCTTGGCCTTCCTCATAACAAAGCATCCTCCCTATAGGTTGCCGCCTTATTTCACCGCACCGGCGATCGGCTGGCAAGTCTTAGCCAGCTCGGCAATCAAGGCGTCACGGCGCTCCGACGCCGACGAGATGTGGTAGAGCGTGAAGAACACCACGCCGAGGCAGACGATATTGATGATCACCAGCGGCAGCGCGAGCGGCCCCGCGGCCGCCAACCCCTTGGCGATCTCGCCCGCCACCTTGCCGGTGTACTCGATCATTTCTTCCTGGCTTCCAGCGCCTTGACGCGCTTCTCCAGCTCATCGAGCCGCTCATGCGGCGACTTGACCGGCGGCAGCGTCGGCGGCTCCGACGGCAACAACAGACCGTTTGCTTCAGTGTCGTAGCACATACCCTGGTAGCGCGGCTGCGGATCGCTCTCGTCATCGTCGTCCATCACCTCAAGCACAAGGCGATTGATCGGCCATATCGCCGTCGCGTCGCGCGTCGCGACCTTGACGGCGCCGCCCTCGACCGCGAGCTTCACCGTATCCGGCAGCAAGACGTTCTGCTTGAGGAACTCATACCAATCGGTCCCGTCATCGCGTCGGCAGAACAATGCACTGGCCGGAAACAGGGCGGGCAGCGCGTCTGGCCTGTAGGGCGACCATGTACCGTGGTGGATGATCCGCATCATGCGTATCCAGTGGCAACCCAAGTGCCATCAGCGACCTGAATCTGAAACTGGCGAAAGCGGGCGGTGAAAGCATTGTACGAGCTTGGGCCGCTTATCCCGGTGATACCGGCCCCGCCCCACGGCTCTTGCAGAGGACCATTGAACCCGCAATCCACGTCGCCGAGGTATACCCACCGCGCGTTGATCAGCGGGTTGCCGGGGTTGTTGCTGAAGTCGCGTGTCGTCCAGAACCTGTAGGCCACGCCTTCGCCGTGCGACCAGCCGCCCATGTAGAAGTTGCCGTCGGTATTCATGCCGAAGTTGGCGCCGAAGTAGCCCTGGCAGTGGAAGGCGATAGTCGGATAGGGCGGGCCTTGCACCATGACGCTGGAGGGTGTCGCCGAGGCGAAGTAGACGCCATTGTTGTAGAAGGTGTGATTAACATTGCTGGGATGGGTAGATCCGCCGTTGGCGGCGAGCAAGCCGCTGAACGTGCCGGCGCCGGCAGTAATGCCGCCGCCGACCCCCAGACCGCCGCTCGGCATAATGTAGTTGGTGCCGTCGAAGCCGACGTAGTGGGCCTGGTTGCTGCCGAGAAAGACGTAGCCGACGTTAGCGCCGCGGTAGCTGTAAGTATCGGCGGCGACCTTCAAGTCGCCGGTCATGGTATCGCCGGTCTTGCTGACCTTGCCGGCAAGGGCAGTGGCGTTGGTGCTATCGCCGGCGTCGACGTAGTCCTTGCGCACGGCATTGGCCGCAGCTGGCACGGTCGGCAGCGACAGATGTCCGGTCATGGTCCCGCCGGCCTTGGCGACCTTCTCGGCTTCCAGCTCGGCGATCGCGTCCTGCACGTTGGTGGCGGCGATCGCGCCGGTGGCGGTCGACGGAATCAAGGCCGCGTTCGGCGGCGGCGGGGTGGAGTCGTCAACGTACTTCCGGGTGGCCGCCTCTAGATCGGTGGATGGAGCGCCGGCCAGGACCAGCGGCCCGGTCATGGTGCCGCCGGCCTTGGGCAGGTAGCTGCTCAGATCGGTGGAATCGCCTGGGTCTCGGGTGGCGGCAAACCACTGCGCCGGATTGAAGGCGCCAGGCGAGATGTTGGCTTGCGCGACATAGAGCTTGCCGGCGTTGGCGACGAAGTCGCCGGCGGCGTATTGCGACCGCGTATCGAAGTAGCGCACCGCAATCAGGAACAGCGGCTGGCCGTCGGCGACGTTGCCGACCGCCATCTGCCGGTTGGCGGTATTGACGTAGACCTCGCCCTTTTCCAGGGTCGGGGCTACAGCGGCAGGGCTGCCGTCGCGGCGATGGCGATAGTGCGAGGTCATGGTCAATTGCCCGGTTGAGTTGGCGGGGTGAAGTTAGCAGTCCACAACGCCTTGCCCTTGGTAACACGGAACTCATCGATGTAGCCGGTCCAGTAGTTGGTGTTGTTGCCGATCGCGCCGATCACGAACGACCAGGTGCTGACGTAGATCGGAAACATGCCGTAGTCGTTCGGTCCCGCGTCTAGCACACCATCGAGCCACGATCTGAAAACGCCAGCCTGTCTGGTTACAGCCCAGTGGTGCCACGCATTGGGTGTGACATCGTGAACGCCAACCACGCCCTGGGTAACCCAATCGCTGCCGGTCTTACCAAACCAGCACTGCATACGGTTGTCGGTGCCCATTAGCGCGCCGTGCGATAGTTCTGTCAGGCTTGGATTACATCGGCCAAACAGTCCGCGGTTAACACCGGGGGAGCCGGTATTGTAGAGCCAGCAGTCGATGGTGAAATCACTAGTGCCGAAGTTCAGACTGGCTGGAGCTGTCGGAACGTAGCAGAGCTGGCCGCCGCTGAAGAGTGCAGCCGCGGTGCCAAACTTCTTCTGTTGTATATCGATAACCGCGGTGGCCTTCTGTACTACCTGCCGCTCTCGCGAACTGTCGTTGAAATTGCCGTCGAAGTGCAGCAGCAGCACAGTCTTGTCGGGATTGAGGGGGAGCAGCTCGGCTGGTGGCGTGAACTCGGCGGTCCACAGTGCCTTGCCGATAACGAAGCGCACCTCGTCTATGTAGCCCTTGAAACGGTTCTCGCCGGCATCGCCCATGCCGCCTATCCGCAGCGGCCCGGTGTAGTCTTTAAACGATGTTCCGGCAGGTATCGCGAAACCAGACCGCAAAGTGCCGTTGACGTAGATCTGAACCGCAGTGCCATTGCGGACGACTGCAACGTGCGTCCAAGTATTGAACGGAACGGCAGCTCCAGGCGATCCGGTGAAATACACTTGCACGCCGGCGTTGTTCGCATCCGATACAACCGCGCCATCCGAATTGATGTACAACATCAGATGACGGTTGTTGTAATCGCCGGCACCATCCATCTGTGTGATGACCGCGTAGTTGTCGCCGGCAGCGGGATAGTCGCTAATATAGACCCAGGCGTCGGCAGTGAAATCCTGGGTGCCTATGACCCAGTGTGCGTGATCCGGGTAGCTGACGTAGCATTGCGCCGCCCGGTTCAGGTACAGCGAAAAAGCGCCGCCGAATGGCGTCGGGGTAATCGATGAAATGGCCGCGCCGCCGGAAGCTGTGGCGAGGCCGCGCTTGTACTGCGACGAGTCCGCCAGGTTATCGAAGTGCATCAGCAGCACTGTGTTCAGGTCTGGTTCTGGTCCGTACTGTGCATTCGGTGGCGTGAAGTTAGCGGTCCACCTGGCAATGCCGTTGCTGACGCGGAACTCATCGATATGGCCGTACATGTAGGCGTAGCCGCCGGGATTAGTCCAAGCACCAAGGCACGGACCGTAGGTGCAGATATTGAAGACGCCGTTGCCGCCAACCGCCTGGGTGCCTTGCAATATGCCGTTCTGGAACGTGTAGAACGTGCCACCTTTGCGCACGATCGCGCGATGGCACCATGCACCGACCTGGCGATTTCCCATCGGCAGTGAAGCGGCCAAATTCCAAGTCGCTTGGTCGTTGGAGGCGTAAAAATACAGTGCGTCTGTTCCCCAGCCGACTAGCATGGGAACATACACTACACCCAGCGTGTCCCACTCGAATGAAGGACGAGCGACCGTGTTGTCGTGGCAGTATTCCCACCAATCGATCGTGAAGTCGTTGTCGGACAGGTTAAATGAATTATCCAGGTTGACCGGCGAATAACACAAACCGTTCTGGGTATTAAGCGACAAAGACGTGGGGCCAAACTTGCCGCCGGCACTTATAATCCCGTTTGATATGACAACCGGCCCGTTCTGCTTTCGTGAATAATCAATAGCGTATGCCGAGCCTTGCGGCCCGTCGAAGTGCATGAGCCACGTCACATAGGCGTCGTTGTAGAGCGTGTCGTCGCTGGGAATACTGAAGCCGAGGCCGCGCTTGCTCATGCGATCAGGCTCCCGCACAGCACCCAAACATCCGTACTGATCTTCGACAACGTCGCGCACGAACCCATCAACGGCAGTTTGCGCTTGCTGTTTTCGGAATTGATGGTGACGCCGGCGCCAGGCACGATGGTCACCACATTGGCGATCGATGAAGCAATATCGATCTGCGCACCAAAAGCGAACGGCACCGTGGCATTGGTCGGCACGGTGATGCTAACCGCATTGCTGGGACCGTTGAAGATCGACAGCAGCTTGCCGGCGTCAGACAGGATGAGTGTGTAAGCCGTAACGCCGATGTTATTGATCGCCCGCACGCCGGCATCGACGTACTGCTTGGTGGCAACGCCAAGCAGTTGCGTTGGGTCTTTGGCGACGTAGATTTCACTATTAGCCCGATTAATCTGTATGGCATTGGCAGCGCCAGACACGCCGTCGTCGTCGTAGCGCACCAGTGTAAAACTAGATCCGGTATTGCCGCCGCTTTCGGCATCACCTCCCAATCGCCACAGCCAACGCCGCTTACCGTTTCTGTTAAATCGGACATCAGCGGTATTGCCGCCGATAACATCGTTGAGGGCCAAGACCGGCGACGTTTTATCAATCGTCAGATCGCCGGTCATCGTGTCGCCAGCCTTCAGGACGAACTGCGCAGCTGGCGCCACCGCAACCCAGGCGACGCCATTCCACTGATATTGCGGCATGCCGACGACTGCCGGGACCGGGTAGAGGTCATTGATGGCTGGCGAGGATGGAAAGTTGATGCCCATCACAACCTCGCATCAGCTTTGTATGAATATTCATAATACGCCCCCGCTGTGTCAGCAGTCGGTACAGCCGATATCCATACGCCTTCTATTCCTGGGCTACTCGACGACGGTTGAGCTGAAGGAAAACCAGCCAAAGCTACAACAGCGTAAGACATTACTGGCACGGCGCGCATATACGGACGAAACGGCGAAGATACATAGTAACTAGCACCGGCATTGGCGTAGCCACTCCAGAACAAAGTGTTACCCAAGTTGCCTTGGGTCGATCTTTGATAATACCGCTGGCATGTCACCAACTCCTGATCGAACGGGCGTATGATCAGCGGTGACTGTGCAGCAGTCGGCGCAAACGCACCTGGAAGAATGGAAACGCCGCGCAGCATCATGAATTGCGCAGTGGCATTTAGACTGTTCACTTGTCCTGGGGCGGCGAGATAATTACCGGCCGCCCATACGTTGGCAGTCGGTGCCGTATAAGTCGGGCCGCACGCCGAGCAAAAAGCGATGACTATCCCGCTAGTATTCAATACGTCCCATTGTCCGCCGGTATCACCCGGTATGGTGACCGTCTTGTACTCTCGCGTACCGCCAACATTCTGGGTGTAAGTCGCGACGTAGCTGCGATTGTTAAGGCCATTGCGAATAGAGATGCTGTAGGTGCCGGGAACGGTATGTTCGCTCCAGAACGCGATCGTAATTGGCGACGCACCTTGAAACCCCCAACCTAGCCGGGACATGCGATAGCCCTCGATGCTTTGCTGGATAATGCTGTAGTCACTCGTCACCAACGTAGCCTTGCCGGTGGCTGTGTTAGAATAAATCCTATGGCTGAAACCGAGAACCGGAGCAGTGTTATCCACGGTCGCTCGCGCACCCGGTATTCCGTTAGCTGAGAAAAACCAACTATCGCCGGCATGGCCGGTAAGCAAAACCGTACCCGCCCCCTCCTGATTGACAGTGAAGCCGCCATTGATCTGCATACCGTTGTAGGCCAGCGCGTCGAACGGCACCGCCGCAGCCATCGCCGATGCGATCGCACTGTCGACGTAGTCCTTACGCACGGCATTGGCGGCGGCTGGCGTTGTCGGCAACGACAAATGTCCAAACATAGTATCGCCGGCCCTGGCGACGAACGCGGTCGGATCGAAGCTCGGCACCGCAACCGCCTGAACCCACTGAGCCGGGCCGACACCGTCGTTATAGCGGACGTAAAGCATCCCAGAATCACTCTCCCACCAAAGCTGGCCATCGGTTGGGCTTGCCGGCGGCGTGTCGCTAACCGTCAACGATGATTTATTGTTGATAGCGTTGGTCAGCACCAGATCCGCAGCGTCGACATAATCCCGGCGCACCGCATTGGCCGCAGCTGGGCCGGTCGGCAGAAACAAATGCCCCGACATGGTGTCGCCGGTCTTCAGCACCTTGGTCGGGTCGGTGGCGGTGCCGCCGCCGCCGGTGAACTCGGTCCACTGCGAGCCGTTAAACGCGCCAGGCGGGACCGCGGCATTGGCGGTGTAAAGCTTGCCGGCTTGCACCACCATATCGCCGGCGGCGTAGCTGGCGCGGGCGTCGAAGTAGCGGATCGCCAGCAACGGCAGTGGCACGCCGACGCTGCCGGCGTTGGCATCGCCGACCGCCAACTGCCGATTGGCAGTATTCACCGCCAATTCGCCGGGCTCGAGCGGATTGGGGAACGCATTGGCCGGGTTGGCACTGCGCCGGTGGCGGTATTGCTTCATGCGACCTCATCCTCAATTCAAGGCCTGGTAAAAGTCCGGCAGCGTTCAGCGTTTGCGGCCGCGGGCGGCTCCCGGCTCGGTAAAGGTGAAATCGATCGTTTCGCTGCGCATGCCACCGGTGCGGACGCCGACCGGGCAGGTGGCGGCAACGACAAACAAGCTCGGTTTGACGTTGGTGCGCACTTGCGTGTCGCTGAGTAACGCGGTCGGCTCATCGTGGCCGTTGAAAGTAATGATACTGGCGTTGTTGAAGCCGGTGCCGTCGACAATCAGCTGCAAATCGGGATCGCCGCACATAGCGGTGTCTGGATTTAACCCGGTGACGGTCGGCGGGTCGACTTGCACGATCGTCGGCACGTTGTCGGATCCGCCGACGTTGATTTTGGCCGGACCCGGGATCGTCATCACCTGCGTTTCATCGATATGGTAAACCGTCATTTTGCGCCCTCCTAGAATGTGCCGCCGTCGAGCTGCACCCAGTAGCCATCGATCCTAACATAGGCCTCGCCGTCGATCGGCGCCTCACCAATTCCGCCGCCGCCGCCGCCGCCGCCGGTCATGGCGGCGAATGCGGAGGGTATACGCTTGTTGGCGGTCGGCGGGCCGATGTTGTTGATGACGTTGCTGCCGCCAACCGGGTTGGCAGTCGGCATCCACAACGCTACGCGCAGGTTCTGGCTCATGGCGGCAGCACCACCGGCACATGCGGCCTAAACCAGATCGCCCAGAACCGGGAATCGACCGGCGGCGCCACTGTCATTGTCAAAGTGCTGCCGCTGGCGTTGAAGTCGACCGCGGGCTCCTGGATAACTCCATCCAGACTGACCATCAGCTGCGCGCCGATGCCGATCGAGGTCGCGACCGCCGGCGGACCCGCGGTCGGATCGATGTAAGTCAGCGTGAAGGTTTTCTTGGTGCCGTCCGGGATCAGCGGCTCGACTTTGAAGCAGTCCACCTTGGCAGAATTGATCTGATCGGGCGGGATCATCAGATCCCACTGAATGACCGCGCCGGCGCCGGGTGCTTCAACGAGCGTCATGGAATCGGCGTTGACGTCGACGGTGTAATCGAAGGTTGGCAGGATCCGCACGCCGTTGAGGTAAACGTCATGCCCCTCATTGCTAAACAGCGGCGCCTTGCCGTTGATATCGAGGCCGCTGAACGTCACCTGGCCGGCGGTGGCGATGTAGACGTAGCGGGCTCGGAATCCCGGCGCGACGGTGACGCCTGGCGGCTGCCAAGCCGTGCCGTCCCAGACCATGATCGAGTTCTTGGTGGTGTCATAATAGAAACTGCCGATCGCCAGCGGGTCCGGCACCTTCTCACCCGTATTCGGGTTGGTTTCGCCGGGAATCGGTTGATAAGACCACGGCCCGAGGTAGTAGAAACCGATATTGCCGACCAATTGCTGGCAATAAACCGCCCACCACTTGGCCGAAAACAACCCACCGAGGCCGCCCATGCCGGAAACCGGCTGGTAGAACAAACCATCGGGAAAAGCCGAGCTGTTGATGAAATCCAACGCCGTGGAATTATCAATAACCGGGCCGCCGAGGTACTCGGCCCACTGCAAAGCCTCATCTTTGGCCGCAATGGCGTTGTCGGCTTGCGCATCCGAGTAGTTTGCCGAGTTCTTGGCGTCGATCGCGGCAGATTCTGCTCTGTCCGCGGCGTTTTCCGCGTCGGAGGCGGAATCCAGCGCGTTGACGTTGCCGTGTGAGATCGCGCTGAGCATTTGCGCGGCGGAAATCGCCGCGGCCTCGGCATCACTGGCTCTGAGATCGGTATCGCGGCCGCTTTGGACGACGACGCTGATCGCGTCGGCGGTTTTATCGGCCGCGGCGACGATGCGATGCTCGATATCGGTGACTTCTGCGCGAATGTGTTTTAGATCGAAGCTGAGTTGCTCCTGGCCGACGCTGTTGTTTGCTATTTTTCCGTCATCGCGGCGGATATCGGCCAGCGCAGCCTGGGTGGATTCTATCGCGACGATGAGATTGGCGATCTGCGCATCGAGCAAGTCGGCCGGGACCGCGCCACGCGGGCGTTCGGAAAACAAGATCTGCTGTTTCGGTCGAACAATGGCCGCCATAGCGAGTTTCCGATAGCATAAGCCAAATGAAAGGATAGCACATGATGGTATCGGCGGAAGCCCTCGCCGCGCTGCACGCGCTGGAAGAGGGCGCGCACTACAATACGCTGCACTCGGTCGCGCGCGAGCTGATGGAGGCCGGCTACGCCTTCGATTCCTGGGGTGAACTTGGCATGACCGAAGCCGGTCGGATCTATTTGCGGCGCGGTCACCGGCGCAACATTCCAATCAGCAGCGATGACGAGCACGTCTACGACATGAGCGTGCACATGATGCAGGTGCCGAAGGTGCCGATCGATCGCAGGCCGAGTAAATTCTGGAAGAACAGCGCGCCGCATCATGTCGACCGCGGCGACTACGATCCGACAGTCGCGCTCGACACCACCGCGGTTGCAACAAGGCCGCTTGAGTTGATCGATGAAGCGCCGGCGCAGCCGTTGCCGGCGGCGGAATCGCAGTTGCAGAAAATGCTGCGCGCGGCCGGCGTGGCGTCGGGCAAGACAGGCGTGTGGGTGAAGGATGAATGGGTGGAAGAGTTTTTTAATGCGCTGGACGGGGTATTTTCCGCGCCGGAAAAGGATAAAGGAAATACCCTGTAGCGGGTATGGTAATTGTTAGCGACGTTTCGTCGGCGTGATTACCATGCTTCAAAGCAAATACCATGCTTCAAAGCAAATACCATGCTTCAAAGCAAATACCATGCTTCAAATCCGCGGAAATTTGCCACGCAGCATTGCGGACCCGGCCGCTCGGACAACGCGGCCCCGCCAGGGGGCGGTTCGGGCCAAGCCCTTGATTTGATTGGCGTTTTCGGTGCTCGATCGATTGCGAGTCGTTCGCAGCGTGCATGCCGTGGTTTGCGATTCCCGTTTTGCATGCCAATGCATTGATATCATTGCGCTTTGTGCCTGGGTTGCCGATCGGCAACGCCTACCATCTGTTTGGTTAACAGATAGTCCGGCCAACAATATCAATGGGTTAGGTCACTAAACCTGCCGATTGGGATGCAACTGGGATATGGCCTGATCGAGCTCGGCCGCGGTCATGTCGGCGCCGCGGCGCTTTGCTGTTGCGCTTTCATCGGCAAAGTATTGCATCAAGGTGCGGCCGGCGCTTGCTTTCGCGGCCGCGCTAGCCGAGCTATCGCTTAAAATCCCCAACAATGCGTCGCGAACAATGCCTCTTAATGAGCTATTAGCCGCTATTGTCGGCGCCGAGCTCTGCGCCGATTCGCTTGAATCTATCCCGGGCGCCTTTGTTGCTTCTATTAGTCGGCGTGCTTGTGGCATTGCGCTTTGCTTCCCTTATGCGATTTGCGCCTTGCATCATGCGACCGCCATGGCTCTGACAGCAAGGCACGCCGACTAACGCAAGCATACCGCATTGGCGCCCGCTAGATCGCGCAATGGCAATGCATCGGCGCCTATTGGCATAATTGGGCTTTATGCGAGCTCGGCGCATGGCCGCTTTCCATGCCGCATTGCCGCTTTGCGGCCGCGGTTTATTTCTCAGATTATCTGACAAAACCGTTGACTCCTATCCCGATAGGGACAATATAAGCGCCGTTGAACCATAACAGGAAAGAGCTCGCCCATGTACCACATCTATTGCGACACAATCGAAGCGGACGTTATCACGCCGGATTTTAATCACGCGGCGCGGACGTTTCGGCGCCTAATCCGCGATAATCCCGCGGACGTTGTCACATGCGACCGAATCGAGAATCTCGGCGCGGCCGATACCGCGGACGATATCCTTTCGGGAAACTTCGACGGGCGCCGCGTCCGCGTGATGCACTGTGACCCGGCCCTATACGGCTATTGATTGCAGTGCATGCGGCGCCGAGCTCGGCGCCGCATGAGCGGCAATCACGCCGACAACAGAACATGACAGGAATCAGAACAATGCGCGTTAAGCTTCAATTCAAGGCTATGTTTTCTATTGATAGCCCAAAGGCAATCAAAGCGGCCAAATTCAACTATCTAAACGCTATCAACTATATGGCGCCGCACAAATCAGGCGATGGCGTCACTAATCTGTGCTCGCATGCATCGCCCGCGTGCATATTGCTTTGCCTTGGTCGCGAAAGCGGACAAGCGGCCATGGTATCACACGCGACCGGAACCAATAAGGTGCGGCAATCCCGCGAACGCAAAGCACGCTATTTCATGACAGAACGCAACGCCTATTGCGTTGAGTTCCTAGTCCATGTTGCGCGTTCTATCCGCAAAGCAAAACGCAAGCGTATGGCGCTAGCGGTCCGCCCTAATGGCGCAACGGATATTGCATATGAGGGAATCCGTATCTTTGTATCGCCCGAGCTCGCCGCGTATCTGTCACAGATATCAGGCGAACAAATCACGCCAGGATTGCACACAATCTTTTCCGCTTTCCCCATGGTGCAATATGTCGATTACACAAAGAATCATCTTAGGTTTAATCGCCAATTGCCCGCTAACTATTCGCTGACATTTAGCCGCTCGGAAAACAATGAAGCGCAAGCTTTAGACTTGCTCGCCCGCGGTCATAATGTTGCGGTCATATTCGCGGGCGCCATGCCGCTGATGTGGAATGGATTCCATGTTATCGATGGCGACCAGCACGATTTGCGGCACCTTGATCCGCATGGCGTCGTTATTGGCTTGTCGCCAAAAGGCAACAAGGCGAAACGCGAGGGAGTCGCGTTGGGCTTTGTTGTCCCGCCGATCGCGGCGCCCGTTGAATATCAATTAGCGGCATGATCATGCTCAATATCAGCACACGCCGAATAGGCGGAATCCGCTTTATCAAAATCGGCCGCTTTTGCTTTAGCTTTTGCCTAACGCGAGCATACCGGCCGCTTTGATTGCAGTGCATGCCGCGGGCGCGCCCGCGGCATGAGCGGCAATCACGCCGACAACAGAGGCTAAAACAAAATGGCATTATCAGAACAAGCTAAGCTTGCGTTAACCGGCGCCTATGCCACGCGAGGAAAAAACCGCGGGCAATTGCTCGCCCGTTGCCCGCGTAGTGAAACGCTAGCCGCGGCCGCGTGGCAAGGCGCCATGCTATCGTGCAATCCCTATCTGGCCAGCATTGGCGCATGCTTGTTTATGACCGCAGAGCAAAGGCTAATCCGTGATGAGGTATTGGCGCACTTCGACGCCATGCCGCGGGAATATCGCATTATGGCGCAACGTGACCGCGAGGCATTGGAACGCCTAGGCGTATGGTGACAACCCCAACTATAGGCGCCCGCGGGACTAGTCCCGCGGGCGCTTTTGCGCGTGCTGGACCGCGGCCGCGTGCTGGACCGTGTGCGGCCGCTCGCCCGCGTGCTGGACCGTGTGCGCGTGCTGGACCGCGGCCGCGTGCTGGACCGTGTGCGGCCGCTCGCCCGCGTGCTGGACCGTGTGCGCGTGCTGGACCGCGGCCACGTGCTGGACCGTGTGCGGCCGCTCGCCCGCGTGCTGGACCGTGTGCGGCCGCTCGCCCGCGTGCTGGACCGTGTGCGGCCGCTCGCCCGCGTGCTGGACCGCGGCCGCGTGCTGGACCGCACGCGGGCGCCCGCGTGCGCGTGGCATATACACCTAAACCGTTGATTTTGCTAGCTTTTCAGCAGGATCCGGCGCGCGCCGAGCTGAAATGCGGCAGAAATGCGGCAACTTGCAACCCACGCAGGGGTAAATTATCCCTTCTCAACAAATATGAGGATCGCCATGAACAAAACCTATAAACTCTCTATAGATCGAGCCATTGCCAGCCATAACCGTCATTCCGAAACGCCGATCGATACGATCGAGGCCAGGCAAATTCACCGGCTATTATCCGGCCGGCACAATTCCAGCCCAAGCCCGGAAACGCCCATGGAAAATCCCGCAGAGGGGCCAGGGGTCGATTCCATGACCAAGGAACGCTTCATCGCCGGCCTGGCCAGGCTCGGCTACAACATCAGCACCGCGCATCGCTTGCTCGGCATGGGCCGGTCAACCATCTATCGCATGGCCGACGGCACCTCAGAAGTGCCAAGCGTGATCATGCGCCTGATGGACATGTACGAGCGGTTCGGGATCCCGAACGAGCACCGCGGCGACTAGACCGCCGCAGCACCAGGTCGTACTGCACTGGCTCAGTCGGCGTGGGCGGTATTGGCTCAGGTTCCCAGGAATGCCGGATAGCCTGGTGGTCCGGTGTCCTAAAATCTGCGTAAGCACTGAACCCAGTTAACTGGCAGTACTCGCGGTGGCAGCACGTACATAAAACAACCCAAGTGGTCAAAACCGCCTCCATAAAGCAGCAACCCGAGATCACATCCTGGCCGGGGTGATCTCGGGTGCGCCTCGGCTCCGATCGCGTGCGCGAGCGAAGCTATGAAAAACGGAACCCGGCCAGGGCAACAACACCAGAGCACGCCGGCCGGGCGGGAGCAAGCCGCGCAGCCGAAATGCCGCGCAAATCCCAAACCCGGAAAAGCGGAGGAATCCATACACATATAACATACATGTTTTTATATATACTGGTTAAAGGCATATATTGGGATTGTTGGGATTGGGTTTAGATAACTTATTGGTTTCATTACACTTTTATCCAAATCCCAAACAAATCCCAAACCGATCCCAGTTCCAGATTAATCACCCTTTGTTCTCCTCCCGGCCGGCGCTAGTCGTCATCTGTAGTCCCAGAAACCCCAAATCCCGCTCGCTTCATCGCCGCCGCCATGTCTTTGGGATTGCCCGGTTCACCCGTTTCGAGCTGTTTTGCCGTAGCCTTGACCATCTCCGCGGCGCCCTCCTTGTTCCGTATCTTCGGCCCGGCATAGCCGATCCAGCAGTAAACCCGCTGCCGCGGCTGGCCCCCGACATCGACCCGAAGTTCGACCTCGCTCGGCGCCTCGGTAGTCACTCGCCGGATCTGGCTGCGGACCATACTGGCGAGATTGACGCCATCGCCACCATCCATGCGCGCCAATACGGCCGTCTGGATCTGCGGCCGGGTGAACAATCCACCACTGCCGACAATGCGCCGCACATCGGCGACCGCGTCATCGAACTCGCTGCGGCTCATCGCCTGCATCCGCGACTTGGTCGCAGTCTTCAGCGGCGCGTAGGGGTTGAACCCGGTGAGATCGCTGGATTCCAGCCACCGCCCCAGCTCGGCGATATTGGCCGGCTCTTCCATCCACTCATCCAGCGCCTGGGCCATCTCCGGCGTCATCTGCACGCCGTTGGCGATCGCGGTCACCCGTCGATCGTTGTCCGGGATCTGCAACGGATCAAAGTTGTTGGAGAAAATCAGGTAGCTGGTGAACGCGATCGCCTCAAATGCCTGCCGGTTCTTCATCGTAAAGGTGCGCAATACCGGCCGCGGATCGACAATCTCCTTGACCCGTTCATAGACGGCACGCTGCGCGGCCCATTTCCCGCTTTCGAGCGTGTCCTTGGATTCCGACACCACCACCAGCGTGGCGTAAGCCGCCCAATCGGTATAATCCGCCTGGCCGGACTTGCCGGCGAACAGGTCGAAGTCGATCGGCTTGACGTAGCGCGGCCCCATCAAGCGCGAGAGTATTTCCTTCAGCTTGCCGCGGCCGGCGCCATACACCGGGCCGTCGATACCGGCTGCCACCATGATCACGGCAACGCCCGGAATGTGCGGGTTTTGGTATTTGTACGCCAGCCAATCATAGAACCACTCGCGCTCGGTTTGATCGGGTATCAAATGCTCCATGAACTTGATCCACAGATCCACGCTGCCGCCCGTCGCAGTGTGCTGCGGCCGCCGGTAGGTGTTCTTGAACAACTGCCCGTCCTCCCAATAGCAGGGAAACGGCATGTCCGGTCGCAGCCGCACGCCGGCGATCTCGTACCGATCGGCGTGCAACATCCAGGCTGCGAATGCGTGCTTGCGCTTCACACCACCCTGCGGCCCGGTTTCCTCTATCCACCACGGCATGTACAGCGTCTGAAACGCCTTCAGCACCATCGTGCAGTAGTGCGATGGCTCATACAGCATCACCACTCGATCGGCGCGCGCATCATAGCCGTGCGTGTTTAATAACCAGTTGATCTTGATTTCAATCGGATCTGTATCGTCTGGCTTGTCCGGCATCGGCGCTATGTCAGATCGCTTATTCATCTCATTTCTCCCAAGGGTTCGTGTTATTGCGCCTCAACTCTTTCAGCTGCCGCATGAACTCAGGGTCTTCTGCCGGCGATAGCGACTGCCAACGGTGCGACACGCCGGTCTTGGTGTCCCACAGGCACAGGCCGGCGCCGCCGGAGCGGTTGACCAGCACGCGATCGCGCGTTTTGGATTCCTTATCCCAGATGTTGGCGAAGGCTTTGATCCTGCTGACGCCGGCGCGCTTGTCGAGCTCGGCCAGTGTTAGCCGCTCGCCATCCGACAGCATGATGATATCGTCCGGCTTCAGATCGTAGACCCGCTCGCCTGGCATGTGCGTCTGCGTGGCGATGATCTGTTCGAGCCCAAGATCGACCATCACCTGTTCGCACTCGCCGATCATCGACGGAATATCGATCTCGGGAAACCACGGCAGGTCGGACAATTGCACGTCGAGGATCGATCTCCCGATGTAGCCATACGACCGGCCCTCGGAATGGAATCCATGCACCGCGACGTATCGCTTATCGTTGCCGGTGAAGTATTCGACCAGGTGCGGCTTGTCGCCGGCGCGCGGCTTGAACCGTGCCGTCCAATGCCGCTTGCGCACGGTGGCGCACTGCCCGATCAAGGCCAGCGTGGTCGACCCTGAAGTCCGCCGCAAGCAACCTGCCATGAACGCCGGCCAGCGTTTCGACAATGCGGCGAGCAGCGCCTCGCGCACTTGGGTAGTGCGCACATCCAGGTCGATGACAAAGGCCTTGCTGCCGTACATGCGCATGCCTGCGGCCTTGCCGTGCCACTGCGCGATCGCGGCGTCGTCATTCGGTTCGCTCGGCCAGCCCTTGAACGGCCCGTCCCGGCCCCTCAAGGGTATTACGTCGTAGCCGTTGTCCCGGATCCGGCGCCATATCTCGCGGTATTCGTTCACCGGCTTTGGCTCCAGCGGTATGGCTTGCGCTGGCTGGCCGGGATGGTAAAGCTTGGTCATCGGATGACTCCTTGTTGTCTGGTCACCTAGGGATGGGTGGATTCTGGCCGGCAGGGATTTCGCCCCCTGCCGGCCGCACTATTTCAGCAGCGCGTCAATATCCGCCGAGGTCTTCACCAGCGCAATCGCTATCCCTAGTTCGGCGAAACGCTCATGGTACTTGATCTGGTGCAGTGAGACTCGCCCGCCTTTCGGCCGCTTCACCTCGACAAACACCGTCCGGCCGCCCGGTAGAATCACCACCCGGTCGAAGAACCCGCGCCGGCCGATCGCCTGCACCTTGATGCACTCGCCACCGTGTTCCTCGACCCGCAAGCGCAGCTCGCGCTCGATCACACTCTCTTTCACAGAATATTTGACAGGCATCGAGATCTATGTCCTCATATGCACAGGAAACAGGAAACGAGAGCATAACATGACCAAGCACTCCACCGTGATCGGCGGCTCGACCGCGGATCGATTGCTCAACTGCCCGGGCTCATTTCAGCTGCTGCAACGGCTGCCCGATCAGGAAGAAGTCCCCAGCGAATATGCGAACTATGGCTCGGCCATGCATGCGGCCATGGACCGACTGATGGCCATGTACACCGACGGTTTTCCATCCTCGACTGCGATGCTTGAGGCGGCCGAGGAAATGCTCGGCGAGACATTCTACGATCGTGTGCTCGAATTGCATCACCTTAATGATTCCATTTTCCCCGCGATCGACACCTTGTACGAGCTGATGAACGAATACGGCGGCGGCTTCCATGTCGTCGCCAATGAATTGAAGGTTAAATTCCCGGGTGTTCCTGGGGCTTTTGGAACATGCGATCTGCTGCTGGCCAATAAGAAGTTTGTCTTGATGGTCGATTGGAAGTTCGGCCAGGGCGTGATCGTCCCCGCGGTCTATAAAGATCCCGAAGGCGACCGCGTTAACCCGCAGTTGTTGTTCTACTTCGCCGGCGCCATGGAGGAGCTGCCCTCCATGTTCAACAAGAAACGCTACGCCGTGGCCATCATCCAGCCGCGCACCGAGCAGCGACTGACCCACACCATAATAACCCGGACTGAAGTCGACATGTTCATCGAGGATGTCGACCTGGCGATCATCGCCGCGCTGGGCAAGAATCCACCATTGAAGGCTGGTGATCACTGCCGCTGGTGTCCGGGCCGGCCAATCTGCCCGATGCACACCGGGCCGTTGTTTGAGCTAGCCGATCTGAATCTGGAAATCCTGCCGGCGCAATTGCGCGCATCCGAAGTCGACGCCGGCAGCGCCGCTGCTTACGGTGAGTTTCTGGCCAAGGCCAAGTACCTCGCCGATATGGCGGCCGACTATAAGAAGCAGGTGGACGAAGCCATCCACAGCTATTTGACGAACGGCGGCACCGTCCCGGGCTGGAAGCTGAAGCTGCGCACCAAGCTGCGCCAGTGGATCGATGAAGACATCGTCAACAATGAACTGACCAAGCTCGGCTTCGGCCAGGATGAAATCTGGCAGCACAAGCTGCAAACCTTCGCCGTCGCCGACAAGGTGGCCAAGCGATTGAAGGTCAAGATCCCCGACAACCTGCGCGTGGCGCCGCCAACGGACGAGACAGTCATCGCGCCGGACAGCGATCCGGCGCCGGCGATCGATCACGCCAAAGCCACCGAAGAGTTCGCCGCGGCGCTCAAGCAATTGCGTCACGAACAGGGTTCGTGACACAATACCTGGCCGGTTTTGGTATTTGCGCCGGTCAATAGAACTTAACCAGAAGGACACGCGAACATGAACGATATCGTCAAGCGATCCCTTGGTTCGACAGCCCTGTCGAACGACCTCGCCGACCGGCTGCTAGCTGGGATTGAGGAGTCCCAGGCCACCACCCTGGTAGCCGGCGGCGGCAAGGATTTGATCAAGCTTTCTAAGAACGACGGCACCTGGAACGTCGGCCAGGCCGATGAGCCCATGCAAGTGGGCAGCAAGTGGTGGATCAATCTTCTCTCGATCTGCCACGGCTACATCTGCTGGTCGAACTACCAAGGCACCCGCAAGAATGAGAGGCTCGGCGAGGTGATGGTGCCGATGTACGAGCCGAAGCCGCCCAAGCCAGGCCCGATCGACGGCTTCAACTTCGCCGAGCAGCGCAGCTTTGAGGCTGTGTGCCTGAACGGCGAGGATGAGGGCGCCGAGGTGCAGTTCAAGAACGGCTCGGTCGGCACGATGAAGGGCTTTAAGAAGCTTGAGGATGCGGTGAAGTCCCAGCTCCGCACCGATCGCGCCTATCCCTGCCCGGTCATCCAGTTCAAGTCGGAAAAATACAAGCATTCCGACTACGGCTGGATTTGGAATCCGGTGTTCGAGATCGTGGATTGGGCCGACATGCAGGGCAACCTGAAGTCGGCGGGTGAAGCTGCGCCGGTTGATGTACCGGAGCCGCCGAAGCCAGCGCCTGCGGCCGCGGCAGCCCCGCGCCGTAGCAAGCCCGCCCTGGTCGAGGACAACGCCGTGCCGCCCGTCCGGCCGGCTCAGCGGCGCCGCCCACCGGCGGCGTAACTCCCCTACATCTCCCCTGCATCTCCCCTAGGCCCTTCGGGGCCTAGGTTTTTCCCACTCATCCCAGGGAATCCTATGTCCGCCACCTTCGATCCCGACCGCATCTGCTGGTTCGACTTTGAGACAAAGTCCGGCGAAGACCTGAAGACCGCCGGTGCCTGGCGCTATGCCTGCGACCGCGATGCCGCGGCCATCATCCTGACCTACGCGATCGGCCGAGCGCCGGCCAAGATCATCACTGCGCCGACGCCAGGCGCGGCGCTGGCCTGGCAGCACCTGCCGCTGGATCTAACTGAGTTCTACAGCCAGGCGCTCTACCGCGGCGGCGGGATGTTCGCGGCATTCAACGCCGGCTTCGATCGCACGATCTGGAACCGCACGCTGGTGGACGCGCCACCATTGATGATCGATATGTGCATAGACCCGTCGGTGCAGGCGACCGCGGCCGGCCTGCCGCCCGACCTGGCCAGCGCCTGCAAGATGTCCGGCAGCACGGCCAAGGTCGAAGACGGCGCCATTTACATCAAACTGTTCTGCATGCCGGACTCGACCGCGACCCCACAATCTCACCCGGCGGAATGGGCGTTGTTCTGCCGCTACGCGCTCGGCGATATCGAGGCGATGCGCAGCTTGTTTCTCCGCACCCGGCAATTGCCGATGCGCGAGTGGGAAGAATACTGGGCCATGGAAGCCGTCAACGACCGCGGCATAGGGGTCGACATCGAGTTTGCCAAGAAGGCCGACAAGCTCGCCAAGGTCGCCAAGGTCCGCGGCGGCCAGGAACTGCGCGAGATCACGGCCGGCCATGTGACCGGGGTCGGCCAGGTCAAGAACCTGACCAATTGGCTGTGCCACCACCTGCCGTCGGACGGCATCGAGATGCTGACCAAGCGGGAGGAGGAAGAGGACGAAGAGGGCAAGATCACCAGGCCCGCTAAGTATTCCCTGACGCGCCCTCGCGTCGAGAAGCTGATTCCCTACTGCCGGACAATCGGACACCACCGCGAGCAGCGCGCCCTGGAAATCCGCCTGTATGGCGGGTCGACCACACCCGCCAAATACGGCCGCATCCTTGCCCAGGAGGTCGGGGATACGATTTACGGCCAGTACCAGTTCAACGGTGCACCCCAAACGGGACGCGCATCCAGCCGCGGCGTGCAGATCCAGAACCTCACAAGGGCTTACCTCGATTACGAGCACGAAGCGATCGAGGCGATTCTTAACGGCGCGGACTACGACCAGCTGGCTGCGCTCGGCGACGACACGCCGGCGCTGCGCAAGCTGGCGCTATTGATCCGGCCGACGTTCGTGGCGGCGCCTGGAAACATGTTTGTTGTCAGCGACTTCGCCCAGATCGAGGCCAGGATCCTACCGTGGCTGGCCGGCCCCAAGAGTAAAGGCGCGCTCGACCGGCTCAAGATCTTCAGCGACATCGATGCCGACCCCTCGCTGCCGGACCTCTACACCCGCACGGCCGCCGGCATGTCCCGCCTGGACGTAACAGAAATCACCAAACCGTTACGGCAGCGCGGCAAGGTCGCCGAGCTCGCGCTCGGCTTCGGCGGCGCTTCCGGCGCCCTGATCGCTATGGGTGCCGGCTATGGCCTGTATTTGTCGCCCGACGAGGCCGCGGAGGTGGTGCATGAATGGCGCCGGATCAACCCGTGGTGCGTGCGCTTCTGGGGCAAGCATACCCAGGATGAATCTTACGGCCTGTGGGGCGCCGCCAACCGGGCGCTGGAGCAGCCCAAGATCACCCAGCACATCGGCCGGCTGGCCTACGTCTACCACCCGCAGGTGCTCGGCGGCACGCTGTTCTGCGAGCTGCCGTCCGGTCGCTGCATCGCCTACCGCGGCATCAAGTACGAGCTGGTCGATGAGCTCGATGACGACGATCAAGTCATTGGCCAGCGCACCGAGCTGCGGTTCTGGAAGGGCTACAACCGCGCCAAGATCTGGCACGGCACCTTGACCGAGAACGTGGTCCAGGCGGTCGCCGCCGACATGCTGCGCGGCACGCTAGTGCGGTTGGATAAGACGGACCTGTCGGTGCGGCTGCACTCGCACGATGAGGTTTTAGTCGAGGTTGCCGAGGACCGCGTCGACGGCGCCGTGGACATGCTGCGCGGCATCATGCGCGAAGGCTTCGATTGGACCGATGGGCTCCCCTTGATGTCCGATGAAACCGTGCAGCCGTATTATTCCAAGTGGGAGGGCAAGTGATGCCGGCCCGTCCGATTCCACCCGAGGTGCGCGGCCGGCTCAATAAGCTCCTGCTGATGCTCGGCTCCGACCAGGCCGGCGAGAGTTCGTCGGCTGCGGCTAAGATCACCGCGCTGCTGAAGCAGCACGGCCTGGATTGGCATGACCTGGTCGGCTCGATCGGCGAGGCGGCGCGATCGGCGCCACATAAGCCACCACCCAAAACGGAATCGCCAAGCGGCCAGCAGAGCATGACCGCGGCCGCGCTGCATCAGCTGATCCACCAGATATTGCGCAGTCCGCTTAACGAGCGCGCCAGACGCTTTCTTGTCGGCATGCAGAGCCACGCGGATACCTTCGGTGTCGTTAAGTTCAGCGACAAGCAGTGGCACTGGCTCATGGATCTGGCGCGGCGGGCAAAGGTGTCATGATGCGGAAGAAGCATAGTGAGCTCCCATTCAATCCGCCGTGGGTAAAGCCGGGTGCTGGTTGGTGGTGCATGGTTGTCATCCGCGAGATCGTCTGTACGACGGTCGGTGAAGATAGCAGCGTAACCCATCCGGTGGACGATATCGTCGCTGTCTACGGCCCCTACAGTAAGTCGGAAGCGCAGCTGCGTGTCGATGTGTTCAACCGCTGTCATCAAGAGGCGGATGATGGCGCGCCGATCTATCGTCCCGTCATTAACGCGCCGGCGTTCTTGAACCAGGATGATTGGTGCGAGCATTACGCGACGGCCCGCCCCATGAACGACTTTGAGTGGTGAACATGCGACAGAAATCGGAACTGCGGCCGTACCAGCACCGCATTGCCACGGCGCTCTATGAGTCCGACGAGAAGATCGCGGTGGCGCGCCCGGGCGGCGGCAAGACGATCGCCGCGCTGACCGCGATCGAGGAGCTATTCCGTGACGGTCACATCCGCCACGCGCTGGTGATCGCGCCGAAGCGCGTGGCCCGCAACGTCTGGCCGGACGAGATCGCGCAGTGGGCGCACACCAAAGGCCTGACCTACCAGGTGATCACCGGCTCGCCCAAGCAGCGCGTCGACATGTTGTCGAACGCGGTTGAATACAATCTCACCATCATCGGCATCGACGTGGTGCAGTGGCTGCTCGACCAGCTGGTGGAATATCCAGACGAGCATCCGCTGTTCGATCTGCTGGTGATTGACGAGATATCCAAGCTGCGCAATCCGTCTGGCGTGCGAGCTCGCAAGCTGCTGCGCTATGCCAAACGCTGGAAGATGGTCTGGGGCTTGACCGGCACGCTGCGGCCGTCAGGCGCCGAGAACCTGTTTATGCCGGCGACGGTGGTAACCCGCGGAGGTTTGTGGGGGAAATCGTTCTACCGCTGGCGTAGCGAGCGGTTCTACGCGACGGATTACCAAGGCTACACATGGGCGCCGCTGCCGGGTGCGGAGGAAGTCATTAACCGCGAGATTGCACCGCTTTGCGTCACCTTGCGCGACGACGAGCTGCCGCAATTGCCGGAACTTCTTATCCTGTTTGATCGGGTCGATCTTCCAGCCGACGCCCGCAAGCAATACGAAGACATGGAACAGGAGCTGGCGCTGGAGGCCGACACTGGCGACATCGTCATCGCCAAGTCGGCCGCGGTCGCGACCGGCAAGCTGGCGCAGCTGGCCAACGGTTTCGTCTATAACGATGGTGTGACCCATCGGATTCACGGCGAGAAGGAGGAGTGGGTCGAAGAGATTATCGACGGCGCCGACGGGCCGGTGCTGATCGTCTACGAGTATCGCGAGGATCTGGAAATGCTGCGCGGGCTGCTCGGCCAGGATCTTCCGTATCTCGGCGCGGGGGTCACCAACAAGGCATCGGATCAATACATCACCCAATGGAATGAGGGGAAGCTGCCGTTCATGGCGCTGCACCCGGCTTCGGGCGGCCATGGCCTGAACCTGCAATTCGGCGGCTGCGACATGGCCTGGATCTCTCCCACCTGGTCACCGGAGATGTGGGAGCAAACGATCGCCAGGATATATCGTTCCGGCCAGACCAAGCCGGTGGTGGTGCGCGTTTGCCTGGCCCATGACACCGTCGACCAGATGAAGGTCGACCGCGTGCACAAGAAAATGACGGCACAAAAGGCGTTTGAGGCCTACCTGCGCCGTCATGAAGTCGTAAGGGATTCTCGTCAACAGGTTACAGCGTAGCAGCTTTTTCCAGGTCGAGCACCAGCTGGTCTTCGTGGTCGAAACGGTTGCGGACCAGGATCTCCACGATCTGCTTGTTCAGTAAGAATAGCTGGTCGCGGTTGACCTGGTAGCGGTTGTGCGTGTCGCCGGTGTTGACGTTGAGAACTACGGTTTCATTCTGGGGCATGGTCAGATAGACGAACCGCACGTTCGGCATAGTGGGCCTCGTTATCCGTTTGAAGCGTGAAGGATTAACCATCATACGACTCCATCTCGATGTAGCCACTTCAATTCTGGTGCGCCTGTGAATCCATGTTCAAATACCAACCAACAATAGTCCGACTTGCCACCGCCCACCTTGCCGCCGGCCGTGATAACGTGGCCTGGCGGCATCGACGGCCGCGGCGTCAGGAGCCACACCCGCCGCAGCGGCATGTCTGCTAGCCACCGGGCGGCATTCAGTCGAGCCGTTGGTATGATCAACGCGACCTTGCGGTTGGCTAGCGCCAGCGCGTGCAAGGTGAAGCTTTCAAATACGTCAAAGGGCGGGTTCGACACTATGTTGTCGTGTACGCCTTCGTGGTCGAGGAAATCCTCCAGCGGGTAGCCGTGGTAGGAGTCCGGCCCGCTGCCGCCGCGGTCGACAATATCGGTGCCGTATGCGTCGAGGCCGGCTTTCAGCGCGGCGACGACGATCCGGCCGAAGCCGCAGGCCGGGTCATAGAGCCTGCCGTGGAAATGCTCCTCTTGGAACAATCGCTCGCTGACCCAGAACGGCTCGACGTAATGCTCGCTGATGCGGGGATATGCGGGGCTATGCGGGGAAACGTGGGTCCACGGCTGGCTCATCGCACGTCCTCATTCCACTTCCACTTGCCGTCGACCCAATGGCCGTTCACCGGGTCTTTGCACTCAGTGGCGCGGACCTCCCGCGCCGAAGTCCAGCGCATTTCCAGGTCTTTGGCGTAGGCCAGGGCTTCGGCCTCAGTCTCGCAGCGGATCGCGTTGTCGTACCACTTGGCGTCGTTGTGGACCCGCACCTCCGGTTTCCAGGCCATCAGGCATTCCCCTCGGTTCGCAGGATGTGCATGTGCGCTTTCATGTGCTCGTCTACGTCATGGAATATCCGCCGCATGGCGACGGCCAGCTCCGGCAAGCCGCGGCCGGCAGCCTTGTCGATGCTGGTGAAGGTCTGCGCGGCGCCCATGAAGAACGTCATCTCCATGGAGTGGATCTGGTCTTCGTCGGTCCCGGCCTCGCGCAATTTGACGACCATGTCGTCCCAGGTTTCCCGCAACGTATTGTTGGGGTCGACGTTGCCCCTGATGACGACGCTGACAGCGGTCATGGCGTTTTCTCCAATTGCTTGGCGCCGAGGTCGGCCGCGAGCTCGTTCAATGCCGCCGTGGTCGGGGTCGGCGCATGATCCAGTTCGTGGACCGCGGCGATGTAATCCTCGGCGCGACGTGTCAATAGACCGATATTAGCCATTTGGGTTGTGAGCTCGACCAGCATCTTGTGCAGCCGCAAGGACTCATGGCGGTAGCGATCGCGTTCCTCGACCATCATCTGCACGCGATCGTGCTCGCGGTTGAGATCGATCCGCATCTGACTGATGGTGTTCTGAGCGTTGATCAGGTCTTCGTGCATCTGCGTGACTTTTGCTAGAGCAGCGACACGATGGTCGTTCTCGACATCGGGCAGCGGGCGCGTCTGTTGACGAGGTGCGTTCATGGTTTTCGCCTTTCTGTTGTTAAGTTGCTGCGCCGGGTAGAGCACCCGGCGCAGCATGGCCGCGGACGCATTACCTTTTCGCAGCCTTTCGCGGAGCCTTACGCATAGGCCATAGATGATCCGGCGCATCGTGACCGATTTCCTCCAGTGCATCCTTGAGCAGCCGGTAAGTGTCTGCGGGAAATTGCTTTCCTGCCCGCCAGTTATAGACGCCGTTTTCCGAAGTGCCGGTCAGCTCGGCCATGGCTTCGATGCCGCCGAGCGCGTTAATGATGTCTGCGGTGGTGCGGAATGTTGTCATATCCCACACCTAACTCAACCTTTCTGAGTAAGCAAGCGTTGCGTCCCAGAATAGTTGAGATATAGTCGGCCGATGGATCCCGAGTTCCAGCTCCGCGAACTGATGCTGATTGACGCCAAGGTGTTTCGGACGCGCAATCAGATTGCCGATCGCACCGATCCACAGACCAATAAGAAACTGTACAGGTCCAAAGCAAAGACCAAGAAGCCTGCTAAGGTTGAACCGGACGACATCCCAACAGAGGAACCACCCAAATGAGCCGCTTAGTCGGCGCCGCCCTGGCGGCGCTTCTATTCACCGTACCTGTGCAAGCCGCGATCGTTAACCTCGGCCTCGACCCGACGCCGTGGATCACCGACGGCGCGGCGACGATCACGATCTCGCCAACCGCACCCGGTCAGCAAACCACCAACTTACCGTGCCTGATCTGCGGGGCGACCCAGCCGCTTCAACCGTCTGGATTCGGCTATAACGATTTCCACAACAACGGCGCCCAGAACACCGTCAGCTACTTTTCCACCGCGACCGTTCCCGGCGGCGGCGGATCCGGCCTGGCCCAGGATCAGTTCCTGGGGACCACCGGCTACTCCCTGTCGCCTGGGGCTGCATTCCTCGCAGCTGTCGGCGGCTTCAACGGCTTCTCTGTTGGCTTGGATTCAAATCAAGCAGGCACCGATGCTCAGATTCTGGAGAGTTTTTGGTTCCTCAATCTCACCCAGCACACCGTCCTGGCCGTGTTCCGGCCGCCGGGTGGCTATGACATCAGTCCGTTAAATAACGGCACCGGATTTCCTGACTACACGTTATCTGGATTATCTCTGGCTGGTGTCTCAGCTGGGGACCAGGTCATGTTCTTTGCTCGGATCACCAACGCCAACGACGGCCCCGACTCGTTCTTCCTCATCCCGCAAGTCACCGCGGTCCCGCTCCCCGCGGTCGGCACCGGGCTGCCGGCCTTAGTGGCGGGATTGTTCGGTTTGGTCGGGCTGCACCGGCGCCGCAAGGCGCGACTGCTCGCGGCCTGATCGACCGGTTCCGACGGCGTGCATGTGTAGCGCCGCCGGGGCCAGGTTGAAAAATGGGAAAAAATTTTTGGCGGTCTAAACGGTTATGACAGCGGTCCCCACAGATAACGATCGCACGCTGGTGATGCATGACCCTGCTGTCGAGCATTGCGAGGATTGCGATAAGCTTGTTGCTGATAGTGACAAGATGCCGGGACCGGATGAATGCCATTGCGCACGATGTATCGATTGCCGCGAGCTACTCGATGACGAGGAGCAGCACCTAGGTCATGAGCAATGCTTCGATTGCTTTGTGACGGAGCACGATCGGGACTGACTGTCCGCCTTTACCAGCCGCCGGTGCCGCCCATCGGCATCCCACCGCCACCGAAGTCGAAGCCGCCGCCACCGCCCCAATCCAGGCCGGCACCGATCCCACTGCCGCCGCCCCAACCCCAGCCTTGCAGGATCTGCGGCGCGATCGGCGACAGGCCCATGCCGGCGCCGCCGCCGCGCGCCGCGGTCTGGTCGATCAGCGGCGACGAGAACGTGGCGTTTTCAATGGGCGGCAACATTCCCGCCAAGGCAATGCTGCCGCCCTGGCTGCCAGGCGCGCCTGGCGCCACCGCGCCGGTCGGGATCGAGCTTAATCCCGGCGGCGCAAGCGACAGCCCGCCGGCGGTACCACCGGCGGGCGTGGCAGGCTGCGCCGGAAGCACCGGCATGGCATCGGCCGGCGGGGCTGGCATATCCGGCGCAACCCGGCTTTCGTCTTTGTAGGCATCGGTCAGCGCCTTGGCCATCTCCGGCGTCATCGCGCCCTGCTGGCCCTTCGGCTGCTCGCTTATTCGCGCCGCTTCGTCCTGGTGTAGCTTCTCCGCGGCGGCGCCGGCCTGCTCGACCGTGTCGAATTTGCCCAGGTGCTTGCCGGTTTCTACATAACGCTGACGCGCCTCCGCGTCAGACATTACGCGGCCGCCCTCGGCCGGCACGGTAGGAATGTTGACCTCCTTGCCTTGGTCCTCCACGCCGATCGTTCGCACGGTCGAGATTGAGCCGTCATCGTTCTGCACGGGCTTCTGCTCAAGCGGATCCAACGTCGCTGCATTGGGGTCGACCGGCGCGGCTGCCTCGGCCGGCGCCGGCGCCAGCCGTTTGCTGGCACTGAAGTCGGTGGCGCCCGAGGTGCCGAGGTCACTGCGCTTGCCGGGTGGCGCGGCCTTCGGCGGGCCTTCCTTGTAGGCGGCGTCGAGCTGCTGCTGGGTAACCCCCATCTTGCCGAGGTAGGGTTTCACCCCTTCGGCCACCCGGCTGCCGATCAGCGGCATGTCCATCGCCTGGCGCAGCGTGCGATCGCCGAGGTAGGTCTGCGCCTGACTGACCTGGTCGGGCGTGCCGCCGCGCTTCACCAGGTCGACCACCTTGGTATCGAGCAGCGCGTGCGCTGGATTAACCGGAGCAGCGGCTGGCGGCGCCGGCTTGGCGACCGGCTGTGGCGCAGGGGGCGTCGCTGCCGGGGGCTTAACCGGCGCCGCGGCTGCCGCGGGCGCAGGTGGGAGTGGTGCTGCTACCGCAGGCGCTGCCGGAGCCGCCGGTGCGGCGGCCGGCTCCGGTTCGAGTGGCTCTTCGCCCGACGGCCCGAGCTGGGCCGCTGCCGGCGGCGATGCGGGCGCCGCCGGTGCCGCGGCCTGTGGCGGTGGTGCGGCCGCTTTGGGGGCAGGATCCGCAGCAGCCGCCGGTGCAGGCGGTGGACTAGCTTCCTTTGTAACCTGATTCCCTTGCGGCGTAAGCGCCGCCGCCGGCTTCACCCCCTGGTCTTTCTTCAGCTCGGCCGCAGTGGATGCCTGCCATTTCTGATTGTTCGCCACCGTGGTGCCGCCGTGCACCTCCGGGTTCTTGTTCTTGATGAAGAAGTCATTGCCGCCGACCGTGCCGACGTGCGTGGAGTTGGTCTTGGAGCTCGCCGCGGTCTTGCCGCTGCCGAAGTCCGTTGCGAGGTTGGAGTAATTGGTCCCCTTCTTGTGCGCCTCATCGATCTCGGCGTGCAGCTGGGCGCGGAACTGCGGATCGGTTTGGATCCGCTTCAGCGCGGCGTCGTACTTGGGCCGCATCGCCGGGTCGTTCATCGCCTGGTAGTATTTGGGGTCGATGATATCGGTGACCGGCCGGCCGTTGGCGATGATGCGATTCGCCCCCGCCTCATGTACGGCGATGCGGCCCTCCCTAGAATTGTTATCTTCGGTGTAGGCCGCCGCCGCCATCTGGTCTTTGGCGGTGGGGTTCTTATCGAAGAAGTTAGCGACCGGCCGGCGTTGCTCGACCAAGGTCCGGTTGCCTGGCTGCGCCGCGGGCGCCGCGGCTGCGGGCGCGGCCAAGGTCGGCCGGCCTGGCGCCATCGGCGGCTTGCCTGCCAGGCCCCCGCCCGGGACCAGGCCGGGGAACAGCTTGGCTTGGCCTGGCGACAAGCCATCCTTCCAGGATCCGCCGGCCATGCCGATACGATCGCCGGCGAAGTCATGGTGCATCTGGTCGAGGCTGCCGTAGACCGATTGGTCGCCGGAGAAGTAGCCGCCCCAGCGATGCAGCTTGGCCAGGTCGGGGTGGTTGGCTTCCAGGTACTGATGGAATCCATTCGCGTAGTCCTGGTACGCCTTGAACGTCTTGGGGTCGTTGGTCCGGTAGTTCTCCAGCGCCTTGCCGGTCGATTTATCGATCAGCTGCATGTCGAAGGCGTTGCCGCGGCCGTGCTCGCGGGGATCGCCCTCGCGCTTGCCCGAGGTGAACTGCACCGTGTGGGTGGCGTCCGGCCGACTGTTGTAGACCTGCGCCCATTCCTTGGCGGCCAGTGCCACCTTGGGGTCGACGCCGGTCAAGTCGTTGGCTTTGGCCAGCGGCACGTTGCCGGACAGTCTGTTGCGGTTGGCGCCCGGGGCCGGCGGCGTGCCTGGTGCTGCTGGAGTGCCACCGCCGACCGGCGGCTTGTTCTTCTCCTGTTGCAGCAGCCGGTTGAGTGCCTTGTCTTTGGCGCTCGGCATGGCGCCGAGCAAGGCTGCGCCGATATCGTCGCCGCCGTCAAAGCGGTTGGGCGGCAGGGACGCAACCTTGCCCATCAGCTGCTGCACCTGGAGTGGCTTCTGCTCATCGACGCGGATGTTCTTGGCGCCCGGGCCTTTAACCAGGCCCTCCAGCAATTGCGTCATCTGGCTGGGCGGCGTGCCGGGTGGCACCACGCCGAGGTTGACCCCCAACGCATGCAGCATCGAGGTGGTGTCGGCGCCGAGCAGCGGCGTCTTGCCGGCAATCATTGCCTGCTTCGACTTCTCCCGCTCCAAGGCCATCTCGTCCATGTAGGCCATTAAGGCACCGTGATCCGCAGTGGCGCGCGTTGCGGCTGCTGCGCCGATTGGGCGGCCGTCATCGCCGCCGCCAGTTCGTTGATGCCGCTAGGCGACGGCCCCTGGGACAGGGCGTTGCGCGCGGTCGGCCCCTCCAATACGCCGGCGCGCCGAGCGCGGAGGTCGGATGGCGCCAGCATGCCGACGACGCGGCCGAGCACGGCGCCGAGCGGCCCGAGGTAATGCCCGCCGAGCTGCGCCAGGGCTTCGCTGCCGAGCACCTTGTTGGCAACCGAGTTGCCCTGCCCGCCGATGGACCGGGTCAAGCCAGCCTGGCTGGTCGGCACGTTGAGCCGCGTGGCCAGGGCAACCTGGTCGGATACGTTGGGCAGCTGGTCACCCAGTATGGTCGCTCGCGAGTCCGGGTGCATGCCGGACTTGCCGGCGCCGGTCCAGGCATTGGCGAAGTTGGCAGGCCCGCGGGCGCCGCCTTGCGGATTGGTCTGCGGACTGTTGATGGTTTCGTTGCCGATCAGGCGCATGAGATCGCCGAAGATCTCACCGACACCGGGATGCCCGGTGGCTTCCAGGATACCTGGGACGTTCGGATCCTTCCGACCGCGACTGTTCAGGTAGTCGAACGCGGCGGACGGGTTCTCTTTGATGTAGTTCAGCAGCGTGTGGTAGTCGCCGGGTAGCCCGCCAGGTGTGGTGGGCGTTTCCCGCATGATGTCGCGAGTGGCGTTCTGGGTGGTATTGAAGTCGCGCGGGTCGACGCCGGCACGCTGGGCTGCCTCGCGCATGACCTGGGTGGTCGGCTCATAGAGCGCACTGACCGGCGGCATCCGGCCGCCTGCCGGGGTGTCGACCGAGCGGCCGAGCTCGGTGCGGAAGCCGGCGACATCGCCGTAAGGTGCCACCTGCGTGGTCGGCCCCATCGGCGGGCCGCCGTTGTGGCCAATGCCAGGCGATTGCACCGGCACCTGCATCGGCTGGCCGCTGGCGTCACGGCTGGCCAATGGATTCAGTTGATCAGTAACCCGGAAGTCGATCGCGGCTCGTTCGGTCGGGCCGATCCTGGCGTTAGGGTCGGTCATCATGCCGTAGCCGCGTTCCTGGATCGGCGCCAGGTGCGTCGGCGTGTCCTGCGGGATCCTGGCGTTGAGGTTTGTTTGCCGCTGGTCGCTGACGCCGCGCAGTGCCTCGGCGCTTTCGCGGGCGGCGGTATTGATCTTCTCGCCGATCGTTCCGGCGTTCGGTTGCACGTCGACGGCGCCGCGCGCCGCGGCCGATGCATCGTAGGCCGCGCCGATCTGGTTGCGGGCGTTGGTGCGGGCTTCCTGGATCACATCCGCGCTGCCTGGCTGGCCGGAAAGCGTCTGCTCGCGGCGCAGGATTCTGTCGTTGCCGAGCATGGCCGCGGTCGGCGTGACGCCCTGGCGCCGCGCCATGTCGGCGATCTGCGGCGCGTCGGGCCTGGCATCGCTGGCATACCATTGGTGGATCAGCGACCGACCAGCGTTCGGTAACGTGTGCGCGGTGCCGCCGAGCGCGGAGCCGAGCCAGGCGCCGGTTTCGCGGTCGCCCAGATACTTCTCGCCGAGGTAGCCGCCGACATTGCCGCCGAGCTCGCCGCCTATCGTCGGTGCCACCGTCGGCACGGCCATGCGCATTGCCGTGCTGGCAACAGGTACAGCGGCGCCGGTCGTGGCCGCGACATGGCGTGCGGTCTGGAGGGTGCCGGCGGCTGCGCCCGCGCCGCCGCCGAGGAACGCGCTGCCGGCGCCTTCACCCATCCGCTCATACCAAGGCGCGTCTTCCGGCAGCGCCGGCGTGCCGGAGTTCTCCAGCATCTGCGGCGTGACGTAAGGCAGCTGCGAGTCCGGGCTGCCGATCGTTCGCGCCGCGGCGTTGTAGCCGCCGATGCCGAAGTCGGTGGCGCCGCCGATCGCGCCGGCCAGGATGCGGCTGGTTCTGTTCTCTACACTGCGCGGATCCGAGGTCAGGCGCTTGGCCGCCATGATGTCTTCGAGGTTCGGTACGTTTTCGGCGCCCGGCACCGGCTTTGATTCCACCGGCTTGTTGTTCCACCAATCAGTAATGCCGCGGCTGGCCTCGCCGGCGTCGGCAATGTCTCCCGGCTTCATACCGAAGGCGAGTTTGGCGCGGCCCCACATGTCCTCGCCCCAGGTCTTGGTCGGCGGCAGCGGCGCGTTGGTGCCTTTCTGCTGCTGCCGCAGCGCCTTGTAGGCGCTCGCCATGTGGACGTAGTCGGATGTGCCTTCCTGGTCCGGGTTCTCTTTCAGCCAGCCCGCTATGTCTTCGACTGTGGGTTCGGCCATGTCACTCAACCCCTAGTTTGCGATCGAGGTCGTTGATGTCTTCTGCCGACACCGCCGGCCTGGTCGCTGCGGGCGCGGTTGTGGTAGCGCCGGGCGCAGCCGCAGCTCGCCGCGGCGATCGGCCTTCGGCGTCGACCCGGCCGCTTTTGGTGCTTACATAGCTGGCGTCAGGCGGCACCAACGTCGCCATCTCCGGCAGGTACTTCTTGTAGTCGACATTGCGGTCGGTCAGCTGCACGGCGTGCTGCTCGTAGATCGGCTTTATGTTGGCGTTGTGTTTCGACATGGTGGCGTGAACCATGTTCCACAGCATCATCCGCACCTCGGGCGGCAGCCTGGATTCGCCCTTCAGCCCCTGCATCATGCTGATGAACTTATCCATCACGCCGCCAGTCTTGCGGACGTTCTCGACTTCGCCTTCGCGGACCACTGACGGCGGATCCAAGATCTTCGCCGCGCCGACGATCATCGCCAGGTCGGAGCTTTGATTGTTGAATGGCACGTTGCCCATGAAGGTCGCGTAGCCGGTCTTGGCGTTCTCGTAGGCGTGAACCACCGGCGACTTCAGGTAGCTGTCGACCACCGGCCGCGGGTTGCCGGCGCCGGTGCGCGTTATCGCGCCGACCAACGGCCGCGGCTCCGGGACCGGCAGGCCGGTCGAGGCGCCGCCGCCGGTCACTGGCGCGGGCGCCGCAGCGGCCGCAGCAGGTGCCGCGCCCGCGGCCGCGGGCGCCGCGCCGGTGCCGGTCGTCGCAGTGGTCCGCGACATCGGCACGTTGTCGATCTTGTCGAGCAGATCGAACAGTCGCGCGGCCGGTCCTGTCTGCGGCGGCACGATGTCGTAGTGCGGTTGCGAGGACTCCTGTTCGGTTTCCGGGTCTTTGAAGAACCTGATCTTCTTCTGCCAGCCGGCATCACGGGTAGCCCGAGCGGCGTTCAGCTCGTCGTTCGATAGCGGCAGCCCAGCGTCGACCTTGGCCAGGATCTTGGTCGCCATCTGGTTGAAGTTGTTCTGCGCGATCGGCGCGGACTCGATCGGGTTCGGCTGCGCCATCGATGCCGCGCCAGACTCCAAGGCAGTCTCGCCCTTGGCCGGGTCGTACATGGACGCGATCGGTCTTCCTTCCAGCGTGGTCCGGCCGTCGCGGGTGGCGAACTGCCGGCCGGTCGATTGGCCATTCTGGTAGATCGTGAAGTTGGTCGCGCCTTGCAGCTTGGTTTCATCCGAAGTCGGAAATCGGCCGGTGGTGCCGAATTGCAGCCTGGCGCGGTCGCGCGGATCTCGCGGCACGCCGGCGGCGGCAACCTCGGCCTGGGCGGCCTGCGCCGGCGCGGTCGCTGGATCCTTCAAGATCGCCGCCCTGCCGCTGGTGACCATGAGGTTGCGGCGCGCTTGTGCTGCTGCCAATGCCCGCGGGTCGATGAACGATTCCTGCACGGTGGTCGGCGGCAGGAAGATCTCGCCTGGCTGTGTGGTCGGGTCGGCTGGGTTGACCGGCCCCTGGTTTTCGACGGTTACGTCGCGGAAGCTTGGATCCACCTTGGCTGCGGGCGTGGCGGCATCGAGCTGGCCGGCAGCATCCTTGCCGGTGTTCCACATCTCGGTGTCGCGGGCGCGCTTCTCCCGCGCGGCCAGTATGGACTCGACCGTGGCGGCGTTGTGCAGCGCCGTGCCGGTCGAGCCCTGGATGCTCTTGACCAGGCCAGACGCCCAGTTACCCCAGAATGGATCCTGTACGAACTCGGAGCCCATGACGCACCCTTATATGCTCGCGGCCAGCGCGTTACCGAGGCCCTGGCCGGCCACGCCGGCGCCGGCTTGCGCTAACCCGCCCGCGGCGCCGCCACCGTACTGTGTGATCTTGATCGGCTCGACCGCCTTGGCGACGTTGTAGGCGCTAAGGATGCCGCTGCGCTCGTTGCCGGCCAGGCGAATGTCTTGTCCCGCCGTATTAAGAATTGTATTGGCGCGGTTGGTCAGGCCGTACTGCGAGCCGCCATATGATTGGACATCGGCCAGCGCGGCGATGCGCTTGCGGGCTTCGATCGCGGCCTGCTGGATGTGTCCCTGGATCGCAGTCTTCATCTCCTCGGAGCCATGCTGCTGGCCCGAGAACATCGCCCCGGCGATCGCGTTCGGATCGCCCTCGGCCTGGGCGGCGACTTCCTCCGGCGTCAGCGAGGTCTTCAGCCGTTCGGATTCACTCTCCTGCGCCGCGGTCTGCTTCTTGGCGCCGAGCTCCTCCAGCGCGCCCTCGCGGCCGGCTTCGGCATTGCGCCGCAGATCCTCGTCGCGTTGCAGATAGTTCTGCGACTGCCGGCGCTGGTAGGCGACCCACTGATCGTTCGCCGACTGCTGCTTGCTCGCCATGTCTTGCTGCTGCTGCATGTTGTACAGCGACATGCCGATCGAGAAGCCCAGGCCAATGATCGAGATCGGGTCACACATGGGTTAGCTCGTTACGGTTCCAGATCCACTCTCGCGGCCGGTCCTGGCGTTGAGCTGACGCTGGGCTTCGGCCTGGCCGGTCACTGCCGGGATGGCCGAGCCCAGGCCGATCGCAATCGGCTTGAACATATCGCCAAGCGCGGCGACGTTCGGCGTCTGCAACTGCGCGTTCGCCGCAGAGGTCGCCGCAGTGTTCGCCGCGACCGTCGGGTCTTCGGTGGCGTACAGCTGGTTGTAGGCTTGCTGCTGTTGCGCGGCGATGCTCTTGCGCAGGTCCGACGTGTCGGTGTCGGCCTTGGCGCGCAGCCCTGCTTCGTTCACTGCCTGCTGATCGGTCAGCTTGCCTTGCACGAAGCCGGCGGCACCCGATCGTAACAATCCAGCGCGTGCGAGATCCGCTTCGGCCGTGCGCTTGGCTTCGCCGTACTGCTTCTGCAACTGCGGCAGCGTGTAGTCCAGCTCGGCTTGCTGGTACTTGTTGTAGAACGGGTCGCCGAAGTTATCGTTGCCGAAGATGCTATCGATCGCACTCTTGCCTTGGTTGAGCCGTGCCTGGCGCGCGTTCTCTTTGTCGCGGGCTTCCTGGGCCTGCTGCATCTCGAACTGCACCATTTGGTTGTTCGATGGTCCGCTTTTGCCACCCATGTCAGCACCTCATACTTGCGCGTTAGGATCTACCGCCGCCGCCTTGCCGTAGTCGGCCCAGAAGTTCGGCGGCGTCAGCACGGCTTTGGCCGCCACGTCGCCGGTTGTCGTTGCCGTGTCGGCCACGGCCTCGCCCGCCGAGATAGCGGCAGTGGTGTCTGGCTTTGAAGTGTCCTCGGCCGGCTTCTTCGCGGTCGCATCCGCGGCCGCTTTCTTGACGTTGATATTCTCCTGGTAGCCGCTCAGGTCGAGCGGCTTCTTGGCGGCCAGCGTCTTCTCCGCTTCCTCGACCGTCGCGTTGCCCGAATGATCTGCCGGCTCCTGGTAGTAGTTGCCGCCGCCGCCACCTTTGCCGCCCATGGTTCACCTACTTGGTTACGCTGAGACTGCCGGCGCCGGATGCGCTGGATTTATTAGGCGCGCGCTGCCACTGCGACGGCAGCACGGTGCTGGCCAGCTTCGCCCCGGTCGATGTCGGCGGCGCGCCCGCGGGTGCGATCGGAGTGGCGATCGGCCCGCCAGGCGAGATCGCCGGCCCGAGCGGCGCCACGGGTTCGGGTGCCGCGGGCGCTGCTGCGACCGGCGCTGCAACCGGCGGCGCCACGGGTGCCGGCGGCAGCGTCGGTGCCACGAACGGCTCCGGCTCCGGCGCGGGCGGGGGCGCCCCCGTTGTCGACATGATGGTCGGATCCCCCGGCCATTTGCCGAAGTTGTTTCGCCGGATGTTCATGGCGTTGATGGCGTTGTCGATCTCGGCTTGGGTCGGCATGGCTATCCTACTTGGTCAGGCTGAGACTGCCGGCGCTGGATGATTTGTTCGGCGCGTGCTGCCACTGCGACGGCAGCACGGTGTTCGCGAGCTTCGCGCCGGTCGAGATCGGCGCCGCGGTGGTCTGTAGCTTGCTGCCGCTGCTGATCGGACTACCGGCTGAGATCGGGTCGCCGAGCGGCGCATTCGGGTCGACCGCGGGCGTCACGGGTGCCGCGGCCGCGGGCGCTGCGATCGGCGCCTCGACCGGGGGCGCTACTGGCGCCGGCGCCGGCTCCGGCGCGGGCGCCGCCGCGGGTGCTTCCGGCGCAGGCGGCGGGATCCAGTTCGGGTCGGTTTCCTTGTTCCAGAAGTTGCCGTAGCCGTCGTATTCAGGCGGCAGTGCCGGGTTGCGGATCCATGACCCATAGCCGTCGTAGATCGTGTCCGGCTGCTCCGTCCACGTCCCGTAACCGTCATATGTTCTGTACGGCATGGCTGGCCTACTTGGTCACGTTGATGCTGCCGCCGGTATTGGACGGCTGCGGTTTCGGCATGTGCTGCCACTGCGGCGGCAGCACGGTCTGCGCTATCTTTGATCCGGTCGAGGTCGGCGGCGGGCCGCCCGCGGGAGCGATCGGAACGCCAGGTGAGATCGATGGGCCGAGCGGCTCGACCGGCGCCGGCTCGACCGGCGCGGCTGCGACCGGGGCGGCCACCGGCGGCGCCACCGGCGCGGGCGGTAGCACGGGCGGCACGAACTCAGGCTCCGGCGGCGGCTCCGGCGCCGCGGTCCATCCCGGCGTGCCGCCCCAGTGGTAGTTGCCGCCTATGTCGGTCCAGCCCATGGCTACACCTGCCCTGTGGTTGTCATGCTGCCACCGCCCTGCTGCGCCTTCATCTGATCGGTCCACATTGCCGGTGCGGTGACCGATTGCGCGAGCTTGCTGCCGGTATCCTGCGTGGTCTGGATGGCGCCGTCGGTAGCCTGCGGCGGGGCCGGCTCGCCCTGCGGCGCAGCCGCAGCGGGAGCTGCCTGCTCTTGCGCGGCCGCCTGCGCAGGCGCCGCGGCCGGCTGCGCTTCGGGTGCCGCGGCCGGCTGCTCTTTGTCCCAGCCCCAGTTGTTCGCTCGGGCCAGCGGACCCCAGGTGATCGCATCGCCGCCAGGCGGCGCCCCACCTTTGCCCTTGCCGCCCATCAGAGCACCTTCCTGAAGATCATGCCGACCGCCTCGGCGCCGAAGTGCCGGCCGACCATGTTCATCAACGAGTTCTGCTCGGGCATGCCCGAGCAGATCGGAAAGTTGATCACCTTGCAGCCGTCGGCGCGGGCGAGCTCGATCACCATGCCGACCAGGCGCCGGCCGAGGTCGGTGCGTTGATACTTCGGGATGGTGTAAGTCTCGTCCATCACGCCCATCGGATCGGAGAACACATCGAACACATGGTAGGAGCAAACGCCGACCATCTTGTTGTCGTCCAGCGTATCCAGCGCGATGACGTACATCGCGAACTGGGTGCCGATCGCGCGGCGCAGGTGTGCGATGGTCTTGTCCTTGCGATAGTTCAGGTGCGCTGCCCAGATCGAACGATGGAAGAACTCGCCGAGGAAGTCGGCGACCATCTCGGCATCGGCAGCCTCGGCCATGCGGACGTTAATGTGCGGAGTACGCACACTCCGTTTGGGCTTTGGCAATTCGGTCACCGCTATATTCATCAGCTAGCCATCGGTATGAGACAAAGTCCTCGCCCTCGATTCCATAGCCGGTCAGCGTGCCTTCGGCTTTGGCACCGATCAAACTCATAAATCTGCGGACATCGTCGCGTCGTCGTAACGCCACCGCCTCGACCCGGTGGATACCAACATCGACTAGCATGGGCAGAACAAACGCCCTGATCTGCCGCACCATTGGTAGCACGGCGCGTCCCCAATCGTCAGTGCCGAAGGCGAAGCCGGCGGCCACACCCTGGCGCTTTATCACGGCGCCCCAGACCGCGATCGGGCCGCAGTCGAAGCCCCAGGCGCAGAACGCAAACAGCTTGTGCCGCATGATCTGCTCGGCGAGCCGACTGATGTCGGTGCCGGCCGCGGCGATCTCGATGGCGTCGTCGCGGCGCAGGTTGTTCAGCACATGCTGGATCATTCCAGCGTCGGCAAGGGCTACGTCGATCATCCGGTTTCGCCCCCTTGGTAGTGCACCACCATGTTGGACAAAGTCTGCGGGCCGATCTCCTCCGACCGCAGCCGCAGCGACATGTGGGTGGCGTGGCCGTGGATCTCGATGCGGCCTTGCGGGAATGTCGGGCCGTCGAACACGCCGATCTCGTCTTCGACATCGGGGTCTTCGACATTGAACGCTGCCGATACTGTCCAGGGGATGCCGGCGCAGGTGGCATCCAGGCCGGTGAATGTCTTGAAGGTCGCCACGCCTTCGCCGGCGTGGAACGGGAAGATCAGCTCGACCGGGCAGGCGTCATAGACGGGGCCGAGATCGGAGATGCCGCCGTAGGCGTAGACGGTATTGTTGTCGTCGCGCACCACCACATGATCGTTATGCAGGCATGCCGCGGTAATGACGAAGCCGGCGTCGTACTCGGACCAAGCAGTGATCTTAGGACCAGGAAACGCCGACAGCACATAGATCTTGGATGTCAGCGGCGCGCCCTCGTAATCCTGCGAGCCGGCCATGATAATCCAAAACCGACCTGTTACAGGTTGCAGCAGCGCGATCGTACCGCTCATCCAATCCCGGCCCATGAACCGGAACAGATCCTGTAACAGCGGATCGAGCGGGCTGCCGATGTCCGACACCGCCGCGGCCAGCGAGCTGTTGCGCGCTCGCAGCGATCGCACGCCCGACTGCGACATGTACATCACGTCGCCGGATCCATATTGCAGCACGCTGCGCCACGCCGTTGTGCCGGCCTGGCGCAAGGTCTGGACGTATTGGTTCTTGGTGAAGTCAGGATCCATGATCCACAGCTGCACCGCGGTCGAGCTAAAGATCGCCAGCTTGTCGTAGTAGACCTCAAGGGCGACCGAGTCGGTCATGTCAGAATCGCCCATCGACAGGTCGATGAAGTTGGTGGGATTAGGCGGCGTCATGCCGGACCAATCGCCGGCGTTGCCGATCGCCGAGAAGTACAGCGTGCTGGCCTCGACCGTGTACATCTTGTTCTTGTAGGTCCGGCAATAGAATCCTCTCGCCAACGGCAGGTTCAAGCCGTCGTAGTAGCGACCGACCGTGCCGGCGGCGTCCTTCCACAGAATGACGAACACTTTGTTGTCGAACAGATCGTAGTCGATGATCTCGTAGATCGTCGTAGTCTGCTGCCCGAGCACGCCGATCGACCACTGACCGGATGGCGGCTCGACCTTGTATGGTCCGTTAGGCCCGAAGGTGTAGAGCTTCTGGTTGACCTCGACTAATCCCCTGCTGGCTGCGTCGACCGTCCAGAACGGCACGAACGCCATGCGCTTCTCGATCTCGCCGCCTGGCGTGACGTGCGCGTTGCGCATGCTGCGCAGCGTTCCCGCGGGCGCGGTCAGCGCCGACCTGCGAAGATCCAGACCGGCAGCGAAGTCGGTGATGGTGAAATAGGGCAACTACGTCCTCCATTAGCCGGGGATGTAGTCGAGGTAGGGAACGCGCCGCGCACTCTTGTCGGGGTCGAAGCCGCCGCGCTGAATGCCTCCCATGTTGTAGTTGTCGCGCTTGTCGGCGCCCTGGTCGGACAGCAAACGCCGCAGGTAGTTCTGCGCCTTGGTCAGCTTCATCGGCGCCGCTTCAGACTTCTGGGTTGCCAAGACCTCGGCCGCGGCGAACAGCACGATCGCTTTGGAGTCGAGGATGCAGCTGTCGGTCGGCGCAATGAGCGGCGACAGCGGCGCCTGGCCCTCGAACCGCAGCATGAAGCCCTGCTTCGGATGCGCCACGTCATCGATCGGCACCGGCAGCAGCTGGAACTGCCCGACCGGGTTGGTGATCGGCGCGGTGCCGGCGATGTTGACCGAGGCGAGGTTGCTCCAGCGCGACGGTTTGCCGTAGTGGGTCGGGCCGAGCTGCATCATGTGGGCTTTGATGCCGTAGGTCAGCGGCACCCAGGAGGATGCCGCCGTGATCTTCTGTGGATCGAAGGTGTCTTCGCGACTGACTTGCGCAATCAAGACCCGCACGATCTGGTCGAACAGCATTTCCTTCGGGTAGGAGTAGACCGCCTGGCCGCCAACCAGCGGCAGGTCGGTCCAGATCTTCAGGTGCTGCCAGTTGTAGGCGTCCCACAGCTCGCGCTGCTGCCTGGCCAAGAGTATGTCGATCGTTTCCTGCGCCTGGGTGCCTTGCGCAGGGTTGAGCGACGTGCCGGTTTCGGCACGCAGCTCGCGGCGTAACTCAAGGAGGGTTACTCCTAGCGGCACTAGGTTGCCTCATTGTCCGGTGGCGGTGGCGTGCGGCGGCCGCGTGGCGCCGGCTTAAAGATCGGCGTCAGGGCGGCCTGCGCCTTGGTGACTTCGTCGTCCTCGTCTTCCTCGTCGTCGCCATTGCCGTTGGTTATAGCGGGGGCCGCGACCACGGTCGACGGCTTGCCCTCCTCGTAGTGCGGCAGGCTCAGGTCGTCGGTCATCATGTATTCCATGCGGAACGCACGTCCTGGGAAGCAGGCTTCGACAACCTTGTGGCCGTACTTTGCCGTAAGCCGGTTCTTCTCTTCGGTCGGCCAGGTTTCGCCGATGCCGCACGGCATGATTTCCATGACGTTCTCGTCGCCGTGGATCGCTTGCAGCACTTGCACTTCCGGCCAGGTCACCGCATCGAACTGGCTGTAAAACACAACGTGGCAGTTCTGGCCGGCAAGATTGACCTTGCAGGTGCAGTACTGGATCTTCTGTTGAGCCATGGTGTCTCCCTATGAAAAGCCGGGACGCGCTAAGGAGTGTCCGCTCCCCCGCGCGCCCCAGCCGCGCTGCGATCAGGCAATGTCAATGACGACAGCACCGTTCAGGCGCCGCGCACAGAGTTGCCCGGTCGAAGTGATCGAGCGGTAGATGACGTACTTGTCGGGGGTCCGCTCGGGTGAATGCTGGTGGCGCCACTCGTCTTGCATGGCGACCAGGTAGATGTCCCGGTTGTCGTACCAGTAACAACGCTTGCTCTTGCTCGGCGTCAGGGCGTCGAGCGTCGGGTCGTAGGTGAAGTCGGTCCCCATGTAGGAGATCTGACCAACCGCAACATCCTTGCCGCCGGAGAAGCCGGTCATCGAGTAGTTGCCATTGGCGCGCAGCTCCATCTCCAAAGCGGCGAGCCAATCACTGCCGCAGAAGGCAGTGTTCGGCTTGGCGCCGTAGCGGGTGAGCTGGCGGTATTCCTTTTGCAGCAAGGTGATCAGCGCGCCGCCATTGGCGGCAGATGCGGTGATCGGGGCGCCGCCCCAGGCCGACAGCGCCGGCGTGGTGCCGACCGCGGTCCCCATCAAGGTCGTATAGGCGCGGTTTCTCCACCACGGCTTCTGCGCGCGGTTGATGCCGGCGACGATACCTGTCGACGGATCGTCGGTGATCAGTGCCGCCATGCCGGCGAGTGCCTTGGCGTCGGTGGCGCCGTTCGTCCACAACAGGTTATTCATACCTCTCGCGTACTGCTCGCTAACGTCTTGCAGCGCGTCTTGCAGCAAGCCGACCAGGACGGTGTCGTCGCGGCCGGAGTGCTCGGACGTGTCGCTCATATCGGCGGAATCGGTGACGCTGATACCATCGGACTTCAGCTCAGAGTGCGTGAGCATGATGCCGATGTGATGCTCCTTCCAGGGGAAGATCGCCTGGGTCAGGTTGGCTGGCGTGTAGTAGGTGACCGCGTCATCGAGCCAGTAGCCCTTGACCTGGTCGTCGGTGCCGAAGGCGGCCGTGTTTCCGTACTCGCCCTTAACACTGATGATAATATTCCCCTTGCCGCCGGGGAATGTTTTCTTCTTGCTCTCCATCGCCGCGAGCAGCGGCTTCTCCTGGATGGCTTCCTGGAAAGCCGTCCCTTTGTTCATCCACCAATCCAACGCCGCCGTCGTAATGTGGGCGAGGAGTGGAGCGGGATATGTAGGCATTTAAGCACCTCTATGATCAGAGGCGCGGCGCTCCCTCGCGAGCAAACCTAACTGCTTCCAGCAGTGTTTTCGGCTCGGGTGCCACACCAGCGGTTCGTCCGGTGCTGCTCGGAACGCGCGATGTGGCTTGGCGTCGGGGCTGGGTCCAAGTCTTGTACTGCTCGTTGACCCGGCGATACGCCTCTTGGGCGATCTGGATGCCGTTGTCGGCCGAGCGAGGTGGACCGTACTCCCCAACGATAGCCATCATCGTACTCTGAACAGCGGCTTTTTTCGCCGCGTAGTAGGGGTCCGATCGCATAACCTTCGCTTCCCAGCCGTTGACGGCGGTCGCCACCTGATCTGCCAAGATCTTCCGCTGGAATTGATCTTGCTGTGCTGCCGACGTTTGCTGGTGCTGTTGCAACGCGGCCTGATTCTTGACCGCGTTGGTCTGCGCCATTGCCTTGTCCATGCGTTCTCGCGAATACATGGCCGCGGCTTGCGTCGTCATATGCCCCTGCTGCACTGACTGTTGCAGGTCAGGGGGCAGCGAGATGCCGAGGTACTCCTCGCAAAGCTTCATGTACGGCGCTACGCCGGCATGAAACTTAGCGAAGTCACCGCGGCGCATCGCCGCCATCAGCTCAAGGCCCATCAAGAAATCATCCTGGCCGATGTCGTTGCGGCGCAGATAATCCTCGACCTTACCGGCCATGACAGCGGCCGGCTCAAGCGACTTCAGACGCTGCACCTCGCCCGACAACTTCTGCCGTTGCGAGTTCAGCTTCTTGATGCGCCGTTGCGCGGCCTTGGAAAGCTTGGCTAGTTCGTCAGGTGTCGGCTCTTCCGACAACTCTGGTTCGGACTTCCTTGCGACTTGGGATGGCGAGTCCCCATCGGAATCGTCGGTGTCTCTGTCGTCGGTCTGGCGCAGCTCAGGCACTGCACTCTGGATCGCGTCTAGAAGACTACCGCCGACATCGCCGGCGTCCGTACCTGGCGAAGGCACCTGCTCGACTGACTGCTCTACCGCGGTGGGTAGTTGCTTGTCGTCGTCTGCCATATTGAATTCCCCTGGCGCCAACTTAGCGCCTGTCATTGATACTTATCTTGAATCCATACCGTTAACAACCGGCGCCACCACGGCACCTTGAGGCACTCACTGAGCGCATACTTCCTGGCGCACGGCCACGGTCGATCCGTTATGTGACAGGTACACTTCCTCGTCAGCGGCGGCATCGTCATGGCGGCATACCCGGCGGCCCGCCCGGCATCGGATGCGCCCGGCCCGGCGGCGCGCCAGCTAGTGTGCTCTGCGCGTCCGGCGCGCTCGGTGGCGGCCCTGTGTCTCCACCACCTGGCGCGTTGACGGCTCCCTGTGGACCCATAGCGGCGCCAGGACCGGCGCCGGCACCCGGCATGGTCGGCGCGCCACCGGCGCCAGATGCGGCACCGTTCATTGCAACGATCGATGGCAACGCCGACTTGAACGCTTCGGTTAGGTCGAGCCGGTCGTCCAAGCGCCGCAGCGTTTCCTTGGCGAGGAACTCCGGGTCGATGCCTGGCAACTGTATCAGCAGCGGCATGAGCCGTTGCGCGTTGGCGATCTCCTGCGCCTGGTTCGGCCGGCCCATGCTGCCGGCCTCGATCTCTAGAAGTATCTCGTTGGCGATGTCCTGCGCGACCGGCTCGGCCGGCCACACCGCGCCCTGGCCGACGATCTTTTTGACCTTCTCTTGCGACATCTCCCGCATCAGGATCTGGCCGCCGTTGCGTGCCAGCTGGGTCAACAGATCGTTCAGATCATCGATGTTGGATCCCATAGAAGTCATCCGCGAGCCTTCGGCAATCTGCGCTTGGGTCGCGGTGGTGTTCGACGTGCCGCCGAGGTTGGCTTCTTGGATGCCTGTCGTCCGTAGAATGTCCTCATAGACGGGATTGACCTCGTACAAGTTCGGGTCGACGCCGGGGCCGGCATACGGCTGCAACAGTTGCTTCACGTCTTGATTGGGCTGCAACGCATTGAGCTCGATGATCGCGTTGGCTTCGCGGTGCTCAAGCTTCTCCATATCCTCGGCATCCATGCTGCCCGACACCACCGCGGTGAACGGCCGGCCGGCGATGCGCTGTTCCTTGAGGCCCTCGCGGCAGCGATTGTATTCAAGCTGCATGTCGCGCATTAACCTAACGTCGCTCGGCGGATACAGCTCCTTCTCATCCTCGATGCCGTTGAAGATCAAGCCGTACCAGGGGTAGAACCGCTCGTTGTAGATCTCCGGCGAGGCCGGCTCTTTGAGAAACTCACGGTAACCGTCGCAGATCACATAGACCAAGCCGTCGTTGCGGTTGTAGATCTCCCAGACGACCGCGTTAGGATCCCCGCGCGACTCGGTGCGCGCACGGTCCTTGCTGCTCATCCAATCTTCCATCGCTTTGCTTGGATCGGTATCATTATCGGTGCCGTACTCGGTGCAATGGCCCCTGACATCCACGCCGTAGATCTCTTCGATCTCACTAACGGATAAGAGGTACTCCTCGGCGACCCAGCCGGCCGCGACCCAGTTCCTGAGATCTATGCATTTGATATCCGGGATGATCCGCGTCGACATCGGGAAATCAAAGGTAAGCCCTTCACGGACTACCGCGCCCTGCGCCTTGATCAGATCGGCCAGCAGCAGCCGCAGCTGCTCGGCTTCCATGTCGCTGCCATCAGTGATGTCGTCGGTGGCATCCGCAGCCAGGCGCTGCAAAGTCGCCAGCCGCTCGTTGGCGTCGGCGATGCCCTTCTCCAGGTCGGGACGGACTTGCATCACCCGCTCAAAGCCGAGCTTGACGTATGCGACACCGTTGGTAACCGCGCGCCGCACGGTCATCTTCAGCATGCTCTTGAACGGATGCGGCTGGTTGTCGACCTCGTAGGCGTAGAGCAGCTCTAAGGTGCGCGCCAGCTTGTCCATCATCTGGTTCTCGGACTTCACCCGAGCCGCATCCATCATGATGTCCATGCCGCTGCCGATCGCCTGCGCGATCATCGGCGAGGCCGGCGGCGCCAGGTTGTTAGCCGCGGCGCCGGCCGCAGCCTGGCCGAGCTGGTCGCCCAGCCGCTGCGGCGCCTGCATCGAGCCGGGAGTTCGGTCGGCGGTCGCGGCGCCCATTTGGCCGGAGATCTGGTTCATCGACGGCGACGGCGCGGTCGCCGGGTTGGGCGGCATGCCGCCAGCCATTAGCATTCCTATGTCAGGAGGCTGCCCGGTCGCCATCGGCATCATGCCCTGGATGGCGCTGCCGGCCGCGCCCGCGGCCTGGCCCATCATGCCGGGTGGCATGCCGGCCATGCCGCCAGGCGCCATCGGCCCCTGGCCCATGGCGCCGGCAGCTTGCGCCTGCTGCATCATCATCGCCGCCGAGGCCATAAGCTGGTTGAGCGTAGTCTGGCTCTCGTCCCAGCTGGTGGCATTGAGGCGCGGACGCTTCTTGGCAACGGCTTTCGGATTCTTGGCATAGAGAAACGCGGTCTTTTGCGCCACCAGCCTGAGCGTGAGATTAGCCACATAGCGGCGGTCTTTGTTGTCCTTGCTCCACTGCTTGCCGAAGCAGAACTCCTGGTCTTCGCGCATCCGGTCGAAGCTGGGCTTCCAGTATCGCTTCGCTTTCTTGACCTTGCTCGTCCAATCGCTGACCAGCTTACGTCGACGGTCTGGCGGATCTGGATTGGCCCGCGGGATGGAATTGGGCCTGCCGGTTACCGGGTTGATATCCGGCTCGCTGGATTCGGCGTCCTCATCGAACCCGGCGAACATTTTCATCATGTCGTCTTGGAAGGCGTCTACCATCCTTGCAGGCTCCTCGCCCGAAGATCGTGACCCTCACGCCGGCGCGTGTCTGCAAACATCTCGCGGAAGGAGCCGGCCGTTGTTTCTGGCTCGATCTTCCTGCCGCGGGTTCGCCCGTGCATCTTCGATAGTCCTAGCCCAATAAGGCTCAGAGTGTCGACCAGGTCATCGTTTGAGCCATGCGGGAATTTAAGTATTTGATCCTGGCCCTCCGACCACCAGCGGGTGAAGCTGGGAAAGCGCACCATCTTCATAGAGGTTCTAGCCTGGATCGCCTGGGCGCGCTGCTGCTTGTCGGCCGCGGGGTTGATCGGATCGATCGCGCAGAACACCTGCTTCTCGCGCATACGCCGTTTGAGAAATGGACCGATGCTCTTGGTGATGGCGCCGCCCTCGGCCCACCAAAACTGCGGCTTATACTTCTTCATCAGCGCGATCATGCTTTCGACCGCCTCATGAGAATCCAGCCGCTTCCAGACCATGTCCGGCATCACCCAGATGTTGTCCTTCTCATCGACGCCGACGATCATCAGACAGGTCTTGTCGGCGGATTTGGCGACCGACACCGCGTGGTCCGATGCCCCATAGAATCGCAAGGTATGAAACGCCGGTATGTCATCCATTTTATTGTAAGGGACCAGGTCGCTATCCTTGAAGAATGCGCCGTCTTTAGGTCCTGGACGGCCCTGATACAGCGCAGCAAATCCACGCGGATCGGTGGCACGGATCTCCTCCAGATATTGCTGGGTGAACCGCTCCGGCCATAGCGCCTCGCCGGGCGCGCGGCCGAGAATGTCGTTGTCTTCGGCTAATGCCGGCAGATCAATCTTGCGCCAGGCTTTGGCTTCTTCAACATTGAAGTATGGATTAAGCGGGTCGATAAGCCTGCCAACGAGATCGTCTTCGGTCCACCTGGTTTGGACGATGACGATAGTGCCAGTCGAATCCATGAGGCGAGTTCTGAGGACTTGATTGTACCATTGCCACAGCTTCTCTCTAACGATGACTGAGTCAGCTTCAGTTCGATCCTTAATAGGGTCGTCCAATAAGATGCAGTGGCCACCACGTCCGGTGATCGAGGAGCCGCGTCCCACACTGAAGACCACGCCATCTCTGGTCGTTTGGACCCGGTTGACTGCATTGGCGCCGACCTTGATCTCTACTTCTGGGAACACCTGTTTATATTCAGGTGTTTCCATAATATCACGAACTCGCCGTCCCAAATCCCAGGAGTAATGCTCATTGTAGGTCGCAACGATAATAGATCGGTCAGGGTGCCGACCGACGTACCATGCTGGAAACATGGCACTAGCCAGCGTGGTTTTGCCAAATCTGGGTCCGACATTGATCATCAACCGCCGGTAGTCGCCGCGCTCGACATCTTCAAGCGCGCGGCCGATCATTCGGTGGAACGGCTGTGGCTTATAGAGCGACTGCCCAACTTCGTCATCGAAGTTAGGGTCGGGCATCATCAACTGTGTAAACGCTATCAGATCGTCGCGGGCGGTGAGGACCGCCCGCTTGCGCTTCAAAAGCTTGAGGCGGACGTCCTGTTCAGCCTTCGTCGACATGTTTGTACTTTGCCGCCGGCACATCCGGCAGCGTGCGGATCTTCGCCTTCGGCGTGGATGAAATCGTACTTGGCTCAACCGGGGTCGGCTGCGGACCTTTCACCGGAGAAGTGTGGTGGGTGTAGTTGTCTTGCGTCTTTGATGGCGGCGGCGGTTTAGCAACCGGCGGCGCCTTGATGCTCACGGTCTTACCGATCTTGGACGGCATTGGGTTCCCCTAAGTTGAAAATCCGAAAAAATTTTTGGGCTAGGCCGCGTCTTCGTCGTCATCCTGCATCAGCACGCCGACGCCGTTGACGGTGATCTGCAGGTCAACGCCATCCGGCACGGTCAGCGCGATCTCGATCCGCGGCACCAGCGGCCGGATCAAAGCCGGGTCCGGCGGGAATATATCCTGGTCGGGCTTAGCCATTTTATCTCCTGACTGTGCAGCGTTCCATTTGGATAATTGTTCGCGCCAGTTGTCGGCAGGCGGTTTCGGCATTGATCGCATCGATTTCGTATCTGGTATAAAACGGCGGCCGTTCGGTAACTACCATGCAGCTGGATAGTAGGATGGCAAGTAACGCCGCGCCAAAAACAGTGGCAACTAGAAAGTAATCGTGCGCGGTCATCACAACCTCAGTGGCGTCACCACGCCGAGCAGACCGGCAATGATCCAGACAATGATCAAGACGACAATGATGGTGATCAACACCGAGATCACAGTTCTGAATCTCGGGTCCATAGGCACCATAGGCAGAAGCTGTTGTAGCCCCCACAGGATGACACCGAGCACCACCAGCAGCAGCACGATGCTTATCAAAGTTGAGATCATGGTGGCCCCCCGGCGTTAGATCAGCGTCTGCGCGGTATCACCTTGTGGCCGACGAATTGCGGCTCGATCATATACTTGGTTTCGTCGATTGTAATGGGACCGCCGGCGCTGATCGGCGTGCCGTCCGGCACGGGATCGATCGTTATCGGAGCGGGTGGCGGATGGGTGGTGTCGTAGGCGGTCTTGGTGTCGATCGCGCGATTGATGGCTTCGGCGGTCGCCACCTTCTCATTGAACACGTTGACGGGGCCGGTTGGCTCCAGCTCCCCGCCAACGCGCAGTTGTGGGTTTTTAGGCCACTCGGTCACTTGTTCTTGCGCTCCGGGTCTTCTTCCACTGGCGGATTGGGCGCCTGCGGGTTGTCGGGCGGCTGGCCCATTGGGTCGATGCCGGAATGCTCTTTCTTAGCCAGCTCGACCGGGTCGGAAGTCTGGTCGGGCGTGGCCGGATCCTGCGGTTGATCGCCCGCGGTCCGGCGGTGCTGGTCCGGGTGTTTTGTTGCAGTGCGAGGCTCGTCGTCGTCGTCATTCGACTTCTTGGACATCTTGGACTTCCTCTTTTTACGGGGGCTGGCCGGCTTCCTCCGCGCAGTCACCTTGCGCTTGCGCGCAACAACCGGGCGTTTTCGCTTGGCCTTCTTCATAACATCGCATCCTTCTTATCGTTGCAGACTCATTTCATCCTTTCGACGATCGGCTGGCAAGACTTGGCCAGCTCGGCAATCAAGCTGTCACGTCGCTCGGATGCGTTGGAGATATGGTACAGCGTGAAGAACACCACGCCGAGGCAGACCACGTTGATGATCACCAGCGGCAACGCCAGCGGCCCACCAGCTGCCAGTCCCTTGGCAACCTCGGCCGCGGCCTTGCCGGTGTACTCGATCACTTTTTCCTGGCTTCCAGCGCCTTGACGCGCTTCTCCAGCTCATCGAGCCGCTCATGCGGCGACTTGACCGGCGGCAGCACTGGCGGCTCCGACGGCAACAATAGCCCGTTTGCTTCAGTATCGTAGCACATACCCTGGTAGCGCGGCTGCGGATCGCTCTCGTCGTCGTCGTCCATCACCTCAAGAACGAGGCGATTGATCGGCCATATCGCCGTCGCATCACGTGTCGCGACCTTGACGACGCCAGCCTCGACCGCGAGCTTCACCGTATCCGGCAGCAAGACGTTCTGCTTGAGGAACTCATACCAATCGGTCGCGCCATCGCGTCGGCAGAACAATGCACTGGCCGGAAACAGGGCCGGCAGCACGGCTGGCTTGTAGGGCGACCATGTACCGTGATGGATGATCCGCATCATGCGTATCCAGTGGCAACCCAAGTGCCGTCAGCGACCTGAATCTGAAACTGACGAAAGCGGGCGGTGAAAGCATTATACGAACTTGGGCCACTTATCCCAGTGATACCGGCCCCACCCCACGGCTCTTGCAGAGGGCCATTGAACCCGCAGTCCACGTCGCCGAGGTACACCCACCGCGCGTTGACCAGCGGATTGCCCGGATTGGCGCTGAAGTCGCGTGTCGTCCAGAACTTGTAGGCCACGCCTTCGCCGTGCGACCAGCCGCCCATATAGAAGTTGCCGTCGGTATTCATGCCGAAGTTGGCGCCGAAGTAGCCTTGGCAGTGGAATGCAATGGTCGGGTACGGCGGCCCCTGCACCATGACACTGGATGGTGTCGCCGAGGCAAAATAGACGCCGTTGTTGTAGAGCGTGTGGTTGACGTTGCTGGGAAAGTTGGACCCGCCGCCGGCAGTGAGCAGGCCGGAGAAATTACCGGCACCTGCACTGATAGGGCCGCCCACCGACATGCCGCCGCTCGGCAGGACGTAGGTGGCACCGTCGAAGTGCAGGTAATGGACGTTATTGCTGCCGAGGTACAATACGCCACTGTTGGCGTTGCGGTAGGCGGAAACATCGCCGCTGACGTACAAGGTGCCGGTCATGGTATCGCCGGCCTTGTTCACCTTGGCATTGCTGACATTGGTGATGTTGGTGGCATTGGTGGTGTCAGCTGCGTCGACGTAGTCCCGGCGCACCGCCTGGGCCGAAGTCGGGCCGGCCGGCAGGCTAAGGTGTCCGGTCATGGTCGAGCCGGCCTTGGCGACCTTCTCGGTGTCCAGCTCGGCGATCGCGGCTTGCACGTTAGTGGCGATGATGTCGCCGGTGGCAGTCGACGGGATCGTGCTGGCAGCCGGGGGCGGCGGCTGGGAATCGTCGACGTATTTCTTGGTCGCCGCCTCCAGGTCGGCCGTTGGGGCGCCGGCCAGGACCAGCGGCCCGACCATCGTCCCGCCGGAGAGCAGCAGGTAATTGGTGCCTACGGCAAACGAGGCCATGCGCCACTGCGCGGCGTTGAAGGCGCCTGGCGCAACGGCGGCGATCGCGACATAGAGGTTGTCCTGGTAGACGACGAAGTCGTTGATGGCGTATTGCGACTTCACGTCGAAGTAGCGCGCCGCAAGCAGGGCGAGCGGCTGGCCGGCCGGATCGCCGACCGCGAGCTGCCGGTTGGCGGTATTGACCGCGATCTCGCCCTTCTCCAGCGGAGAAGCGAACGGGGCGGCGGCGTTGTTGTCGCGGCGGTGGCGATAGTGCGATGTCATTATCCAGCTCCCTGCACAGCAATGGTGCGAACGCGGGCACTCACGGCTTCGGACGAGGTAAGTGGGCCTGGGTCTTCGGTCGCAGCCCGCAACTTGCGCCGGGCGGTCCAAAGCGCATAGCCAACCGTGCCGGGTGGGGCGATATGGACAGCGTTGGTGTAGTTGGGCGGGAAGCTGTTGAACCCAGAGCCGCCGGCAACAATCACACCGCTGGTGGCCTGCACAATCCACAACGTGTTCTTCAGGCCCCACGATGGCGAAAGCGGCGGCGGGTCGTGCGTCGTCGCTGCTGACGTAGCAACGCTCGTCCCCTGCGGCGTACCGACATAACCCGTTATGAGATAAACTGCCGCCATCAGGTAGTACGAACCGGACAAGGTAATAGTCAGCGCGTCTGCACCAGTGGCGGAAGCCACCCGGTAACTGCCGGATATGGTGTCAAACCCTGTCCAACCAGCCGACAAGGATACCAGACCAGCGGTAGCCGCAACGCATATCAATAGGTCGCCAGCATTGATGACGCCCGGTATGTTGATGACATGCGCCGTTTTTGGCGGGCTGTCCGTTGTGGTGATGGATCTCACCCGCGGGAACAAGTCTGCAATCAACAATGGCATGGTTGCTGGCAGCATTATTTAAAGTCCGTACCAACAGTGCAGTAGATATTGGCGGCGGGATCGGCAACAAAGTAAGACAGCAGATCAACAGCGTTGGGCGTCAACGTCGGTTTGACGCCGCCAGGGAACTTCCACTTCGATCCCCACGTCGTGATCGTGCCTGCGCCAGTATTTGACAGCGTGATGGTGCCGCGCTGTCCCGTCTTCAGACCTGTTGGGTTTGCCAGCGTTCGACCGGCCGCGCTGATGTACCAGAAGAAGTCGAAGCCTGAATTGAAGTCGATTGTCAGCACGCCGGCCACTTCAGTGCCGCTCAGATCGACGCTCGTCATCGCACCCCATGCCGTGCCGGGCGTAAGCATCTTGGTTGGCGCGGAATTGCTGCGGTACTCGGCCACGGTCGCAGCGGCAGGCGCGACCGGAACCGCAGCAACCTTGGTGTCAACATACTGCTTGGTGGCAACGCTCAACGGCTGCGTCGGATCGTTCGCCAGCAGCACCTGCCCGGTCGCCCGGTCGATCGCCAGCGGCTTGCCGAGCGGCAGGCCGGTGTTGTCGAACCGGAAAACAGCGAAGTTGTTGCCGGTGTTGCCGACAGCATCTTTGGTGTCGCCCAACATTATCTGCCAGCGCGCTTGGTAGTCCGACCAATCCGTTTGCTCGCCGACGCCGCCTTCAACAGTGTTGGCGCCCGCCGCAGCCGGCGGCTTCAATATGCTGAGATAGGCGCCGCTCTGCCCCGCGGCGATGACGCCGAGGCCGATCTTGTTGATCAGCTCGCCGGTCATGACGCCGCCGGCGATCGGCACGAAGTCGCCGCCAGCTGCGCCGCCACCGCCGGCGTTCGCCAGCCAGACGGTGCCGTCCCACTTGTACTGCGGCACGCCAGGCACGGCCGGGACCGGGTAGAGGTCGTTGATCGCTGGCGAAGCGGGGAAATTGAGGCCCATGTCAGGTACTCGGTGCAGTTGGCGGCGTGAAATTGGCAGTCCACAAGGCACGGCCCTTGGTGATCCTAAACTCGTCAAGGTAGCCGTTCCAATAGTAAGCAGCGTTGCCTGCCGCGCCTATGATAAACGCAGCCGTGCTGTTGAATATGCGAGAGGTGCCGAAATCGAGCGGCGTGCCATCGAGAACGCCGTCGATGTATTGCTTGATGATGTTGCCGGTTCTGACCAGCGCATAATGATGCCAAGTGTTAAGCGTGAACGGAATCGTGCCGACGATCTTGTATGTGTACCAATCGCTGCCGGTTTTCCCCAAGCTGCAATAAATGGTGCCGTTATAGAGCAGCGCGCCGACAGACACGTTGGTTGTGTCACCGTTCATCGCGCCAAACAGTGCGCGCTGATTTACCGATCCGTTGTCGAGGCTGTAGAGCCAGCAATCGATCGTGAAGTCGCCGTTGTCGAAGTCAAAATCGGCGGCGTCATAATACCAATGATATTGCGCCCCGCTGAGCATCAATGACTGAGTGCCAAACTTCTTCTGCGCGGTTGTTATGCTGGCGTTGCTGTTCCCGCGGCCGCGTCGTTTCTGTGAGCTGTCATCAAAGCCGTTGTCATAATGCAGCAACAGAACGGTTTCTTCTTGCCGTGGATACGGAGCATTCGGCGGCGTGAAGTTGGCGGTCCACAACGCCCTGCCGATAGTGAAGCGCACCTCATCGATGTAGCCCTTGAACAGTTGATCGGTCGCCATCGTGCCTATCCGCAATGGCCCGGCGAGGTCTTGGAATGAAGTGTTGGCGGGAAGCACATAACCAGAGCCTTTGACACCGTTGACGTAAATCTCAACAGCGGTGCCGTTGCGGACGACCGCCAGATGCGTCCAGGCGTTCAGTGGAACGGTGTTGGGGCCTGTTCCGGTGAAATAGACAGTCACACCAGCCTTGTTGCAGTCTGAAACAACAGAGCCGTTAGATGCGATATACAAAAACAAATGACGGTCATTGTAATCGTTGCCGCCGTTCATCTGCGTGAGGACGGCATAGTTGTTGGTGGCCGGGTATCCTTGATCAAGGTAAACCCAGCAATCGACGGTGAAATCCTTGGTGCCAATGACCCAGTCGGCGCTGTCCGGGTAGCCGAGATAGTTCGCCCCAGCACCGAGATATAGCGCCCTCGAACCGCCGAATGGTGTCCGGGTGATACTGGCGATAACCGGAGCGCCTGCGGTTTGTATTGCGCCGCGCTTGTACTGTGATGCGTCCGTCAGATCATCGAAGTGCATCAGCAGCACAGTGTTCATGTCTGGATCAGGAACGTATGTT